CGGAACTCGGCAAGTGGTTCCACATGTTCATTGCCCGCGACCTCTTCCGGCTTACTGCCACTGCCCTCTTCTCGCGTGATCCTGATCGCGAACGAACTTGGCGAATTGATATGGTACCCTGGTCAGAACATAATATCGTGGCCTTTCAGGGTCTGCACAATGAAGGGAAGCGGTTGCTCATAGTATTCGACGAGGCCGCCGTCATACCCGATGGCATCCACGAGGCCGCCGACGGTTGCATGACTGACGCTAACACGCAACGAATTTGGCTCATGTTCGGCAACCCGAACGCGCCGACAGGCCGGTTCCGCGAGGCCTTTGTCGGGGGCCGATTCGCTTCCCGCTGGCAAACCGATTCTATCGACTCCCGTACCGTGTCCTTCACCGACAAACGCGAAAGCCAGAACTGGATCGACGATTATGGAGAGGACTCCGACTTCGTGCGGATACGTGTTCGAGGGGTATTCCCTCGGTCCGGAACCATTCAGTTTATCGGAACCGACCTGGCCCGTGAGGCTGCGCGACGGGAGGTGTCTGTATATGTTTTCGATCCCCTGCTTATCGGGGTTGACGTGGCTCGGTTTGGTGACGACGAGTCCGTTATCTACTTCCGAAAAGGTCGAGATGGCCGATCAATTGCTCCGATCCGCTTGCGGGATGTCGATACAATGACCCTCGCCTCGCGAGTGGTCGAGGCCTATCTCCACTACCATGCGGATGGGTTATTCGTCGATGGAGGAGGCGTCGGTGGAGGTGTTGTTGATCGACTTAGACAGCTGCGTGTCCCGGTCATCGAGGTTCAGTTCGGAGCCAAGTCTGATAACAACTTCGGCAGCGTTGAATCTGGCATTCAATATGCGAATAAGCGCGCGGAGATTTGGGGCTCCCTCAAGGAATGGATGGCAGTTGGAGCTATTTCCGATGTCCCAGACCTTATCGGTGGACTCACCGCGCCGGAATACGGGTTCAATCTCAAGCAAGAAATCCTTCTCGAGTCCAAGGATTCCATGCGTAAGCGTGGTGTCGCCAGCCCCGACCTCGCGGATGCACTCGCACTAACATTCGCATATCCGGTCGTGCCGAAGCTGCGATCTTCAGATCGCGCCGACAAGCTCATTGAGACCGATTACGAGCCGTTCGAACTTGAAGGGGCCGCCTGATGTTTGGCTCTTCTGCACCAACCCCGCCGCCTCCAGCGCTTCCAGACCCACTTCCGTCGCCGCCCTCTTATGCCTCCGGCGGCACCCGCCGACCGGCAGGAAACACAAACGCAGTTCCGGGTTTCGGTTCCACTCTTTTAACCTCCCCATCCGGGGTTGATTCCTCAACCACTAATCTGGCCCGAAAGAGCCTCCTAGGACAGTGACATGGATGAAGAATTAGAAATAGGGACTCAAATTCCCCCAACTATTGCGGAGTGCCTTGCACTCATTCCGCGCAGAACATCTTTAGCCGATTTTGATTCGGTGGTGAGGGTTTTTGATGGGCTAATTTATTTTAAAGACGACTCAAAAGCAATACCTGGTAGATTAGGGTGTCCTATTATATCCTTTATCGACGAGCACAAACGTATTATAGCTTGGCTCGAAGAACTTAACGACGCCAGTTACCGTTGTGTTACTTTGGCGGATAGCGAGACTACATGAGCGTAGGCGCTTCAGCCCAGACCTCGTCCGGTCCTTATACCGAGGAGCGGACAGAACTCGAAGCCGAACTTGAGGGGCTTCGAACCGAGCGGTACTCGTGGTGGGTGCACTGGGGGGCATTGGCCACTTATCTATTACCACGAAGATATCGTTGGCTCGTAACCCCAAACCAAATGAACCGCGGCTCCGCCATTAACGGCGCCATCTACGACTCCACCGGCACCATCGCGGCGCGAGTCCTTGCCTCTGGCATGATGGCCGGGATAACCTCCCCAACTCGGCCCTGGTTCAAGCTCCGAGTCGCTGGTTATGGCGCGGACGAGATCAATCCGGTTAATATCTGGCTCGCCTCTTGCGAGAAGCGGATGCTCCACGTTTTTCAGGAATCTAACTTCTATAACTCCGCTGCGGTCATGTACGCGGACCTCGCAATTTTCGGCACTGCCCCCGTGATTATCTACGAGGACTTCGAGAATGTCATCCAGTGCTTCAACCCATGCGCGGGCGAGTACTACATCTGGAATAATGAGAACTTGTTCGCCGGGGGCCTCGCCCGCGAGATGACTATGACGGTCTCACAAACCGTACGGGAGTTCGGGCTTGAGAATTGTTCTGACTCGGTCAAGAACCTTTATAAGCAGAAAGGCAAAGGTCTTTCTCAAGAGATCGCGATTGTTCATTTTATTAAGCCGAACACCGGCGCGATGCCTTCACGATTCACTTGGTATGAATGTTATTTCGAGCGCGGCTCAACCGGCACCGACACTCCATTCCTCCGCCGCCGCGGCTTCTTCGATCAGCCCTTCATCTGCCCCCGCTGGGAGACCTCCGGCAACGACGCGTACGGAAGGTCCGTCGGGATGGATGCCCTCGGGGATGTTAAGCAACTCCAGCAAGAAACCAAGCGCAAGGGCCAAGCCATCGACAAGCTCGCTAACCCCCCAATGGTCGCGGACGTTGAACTGAAGAACCAACCGGCATCGACCCTCCCTGGCGGGGTGACTTTCGTCACTAAAAAAGATGGCGCGGGCTTTGCCCCCGCCTATCAGAACTTCCGCCCGCCCATTGCTGAGATGATGCAGGACATAACCATGATTCAGCAACGGATCAAGGACATTTTCTTCAACGATCTCTTCCTGATGATCTCGTCCTTGGACACCGTGCGCACCGCGACTGAGATCGACGCGCGCCGGGAAGAGAAGCTCGTGATGCTTGGGCCGGTTCTTGAACGGTTGCAGACCGAGGCCCAAGACCTTATCATCGACAGGGTCTTCAGTATCATGTCACGGGGCGGCTTATTCGAGGACCCACCTGAGGAAATCTCCGGGGCCGCGATCCAGGTTGAATATGTATCAATGCTCGCCGAGGCTCAGCGCGCCGCCAACACAACCGGGATGGAGCGGTTCCTCGCTCAGATCGGGAATATCGCCGGGGTTCATCCGGAAGTCCTCGACATTCCGAACTGGGATCGGATGCTTACTCGCTACGGAATGGTACTGGGGAACGACCCCTCGGATATCAATACCGACGAGGAGATCGCCCAAATCCGCGCCGCGAAGGCGAAGGCTCAACAGGCCGCGCAAATGAATCAGGTCTCCGATACATCTAAAGGCTTCGCCGACGCCGCCAAGAACCTTTCACAGACCGATGTAGGTGGTGGCGCTAATGCCCTGCAAGCCATGCTCGCGGGAGGCTCCGCATGAACGACGAAATCCAACGGGATACCTCGGACCCAAAGCAGGTCAACCGCGCTATCAAGTCCGCGAAGGCCCGCGACACCGAGCTTCAAGAAGCCCTCCGCTCCATCATGTCCTCCGAGCCTGGTCGTCGGTGGATTCACGCTCTCTTACAGAAATGTGGCCCTTTCATCAACCCCTTCCGCACCGATCCACTCATGATGGCCTTCAACTGTGGCGAGATGAATATCGGTCAGCAACTCCTTACCGAACTGCACGCCTGCAGTACCGAACTCTATCTCCAAATGATGAAAGAGAATGAAGATGGCTGATCCAGTCGTAGCGCCCGTCGCTCCCGTAGTTGCCCCAGTTTCACCGGAACCTGTTGCTGCACCAAGTCCCCCGGCAGGAACTGTTGAGACCGGGGCGACACCCCCGGTCGAGCCGGGCAAAACCGAACTCGGCAAACCCGCAGCTACACCGGAGGCCGTCCCCTTCGATGCCACCAAGCTCCAGCTTCCCGAGGGCATGAAGTCGGATGACCCCCTCTTCAAGTCCTTCGCCGAGGCCTTCGGTGACACGAAGCTCGATACCCAGGCGCGCGGGCAGAAGCTTATCGACATTTATCGGGATGGGGTGAAAGCCATCCAAGACCGCCAGAGGTCTATCTGGAACCAAACCAACGATTCTTGGGTCGCGGCTGTGAAAGCTGACTCCGAGATCGGCGGCGCGAAGTTCGAACCTACCAAAGCCACCATTGCCAAAGCAATCGACTCTTTGGGGCCGGAATTATCCGTAGCCTTCCGACAGGGATTGGATGCGACTGGTGCTGGGAACCACCCCGCGATTTGGAAGGGACTGGCCAAGATGGCCGCACTCCTGACCGAAGGCGGGCACGTTGCCGGCAACCCACCGAGCGGCAAGCCGGACCTGGCTTCCGCCTTCTTCCCGAACTCAAAGATGACATGAGGCTACAATGGCAGTTATTGGCGGTAACGCCCTAACATACGGTGACTGGGCCAAGCGGGTCGGCACCGACTACAAGATCGCAATGATTATCGAGATGCTCTCGCAGACCAATGAGATCATGGCGGATATGCTCGCGATGGAGGGCAACCTCCCAACCGGGAACAAGTCTATCGTCCGGACCGGGCTTCCGCAAGGTACCTGGCGGTTGCTCAACGCGGGTATTCAGCCCACGAAGTCAACGACCGCTCCGATCATCGATACCTGCGGGAACCTCGAAGCCGAGTCCCAGCTCGACCGAGACGTAGCGAAGCTCGCCGGAGATCAGGCCGCCTTCCGGCTTTCGGAGTCAATGTCCTTCCTCGAAGGCATGACTCAGCAGATGGCGACGACCGTTGTTTACGGTTCAACCGCCGTTAACCCGGAGCGTTTCACGGGGCTCGCCCCGCGCTACAACACGGTTCTTACGACCACGGCCCTTTCCGCCGCGAATGTTATCGACATGGGTGGGACCGGCACCGATAACACCTCGATCTGGATCGTGACCTGGGGCGAGAAAACCACCGCCGGTATCTTCCCAAAAGGCTCCACGATGGGTCTTCAGCACACCGACATGGGCCTCCAGCGGGTCCAAGATGTGAACCAGACCTTCGCAACCGGCGCGTACTTCTGGGCCTGGGTCGATCACTTTAAGTGGGAACTCGGTCTCCAGGTCCGCGACTGGCGTTATAACGTTCGGCTCTGCAACATCGACGTGTCGGACCTCCAGACCGTTAACGCGGCCAATATTATCAATGGCCTCGTTCGCGGTCTGAACCGTCTCCCGACCGCTGGTGTCGGCGTCTCCGCTGTTCAGTCCTCGGATGCCCCATCAATCCAGGGGGCCATGGGCAAGTCCGTCATCTACGTTAACCGAACGGTTCGGACCTACCTCGAACTCCAGGTCCTCAATAAGAGCAACATCCTGTTGCAACTTCAACAGTACCAGGGTCAAACCGTCCTCACTTTCCGGGGCGTTACGATCCGTACTGTCGATGCCATTTTGAACAACGAAGCCCGCGTGGTTTAAGGAGCACCCAATGATCCTCGATAAACTCTACGAGTTCGATCCGAACCCGACTTCGGTCGCTATCGCGGCCGGGACACAGGCCTCAACCAATGTCATTGATCTCCATGGCGCAGGCCTCATCCCCGTTCTCGCGAACCTTCAAGGCGCGCGAGATATGGGCATTGGGGATAATCCGGCACTGAAGATCAATTGCCAGGTCGTCGTGCCCTTCACCTCCGGCGGTGCGGGCACCTTGTCCGTGGCCCTTCAGGGGGCCCCTGACAACGGCTCCGGCGCTCCGGGTTCCTATACAACCTGGTTCGTCTCGCCAGTCTACGCCTTGGCAACCGTGGCAGTGATCGGCGCGAACCTCCTCCCGATGGATATGCCCAGGCCTCCAGCCGGAATCGGTATGCCTCGGTTCGTCAGATTGCTCTATACCGTGGCGACCGCCACCATGACTGCAGGTTCCGTCGCGGCCCATCTCGTTGTCGATCGACAGGATTATGTCAATTATCCTGCCGGCCTCGTCATCTCAAACTGAGGAGCACTCCCATGTTACGCAAGCCTCTTATGGTCTTGCTGGGACTGGCGGCACTTATCGCCGCCACGCTCCCGGTTTTGGCCCAAGTCAACATCGTCCCCGGACCCGGCGTTACTACCGCCTACATCTCGCGGACCACCTACTCCGCCGGCTTCTTCGGTCTCGTTCCGGTTACAGCCGGCACCGATGTAGTCTGTATTGCCGGTTCTGCGAACAAGATCGTTCGGGTCCAGCGAATACAGATTTGGGGCACCGCTGCTACCGCGCCCCAAGCGGTTCCACTTCAACTCGTTCGCCGGGTCAGTGTGGATACAGGCGGCACCGCTGCTTCTACCACCGCTAACCCTGCGAACACTATCGCGAAGCGGGACGCTAACTACGGAGCTGCGACCGCCACGTTGATCTCGTACACCGCGAGCCCGACCATTACTGACGCTTCGCCAACCTACCTCGACTCTCAACTCCTGTCGATGCCAGTTGTCACAAGCGTTATGCCAGCCGGCCCGGCCGATTTTTACTATGCGAGGGATGCTGAAAACTTCCTTCTTCAGCCAACCTTGGTCGGAGCGGCGGCGCAAATTTGCGTGAGTCTCGGCGGCGCGACTCTTACCAACGCCGCAGCGTGGAATGGTTCCATAGTTTGGACAGAGGAGTAAAACTCATGAAATGGCAATTACTCGAACCACACCACATCGACGAGCAGGTTCTTAATCCAGGGACCATCATCGGTGACGAAACTCAGTGGCCTTACCGGGCTACTAAGGAGGATCGTAAGATCGGCCGCAAAGTCGGTGACGCCCTTCCACCTTCGCGGGCTATGACCCCTATGGATGATGAGGCCCGGAAGGTATTCTATGAGAAGTTCGGCGGCGAAATCCCCGAGACCGATCCGACAAAATCTATCCCGCTGACCGGGGCCGAAGGCTCTCCAAAGGTAGCGGGTCCGGGCCAGCGGCCCCCGCCGTTCAAGCAGGAACCAGCCAATTCGGCTCCGGAACCAGCCCCTCAGACTGGAATTGAGGCCCCGGCTCCGAAACCCGCCGCCCCAGCGCCCGCCGCTCCGATCAAGAAAGTATGATCATGAATAGGTTCGCACTCGCGTTCATTGCACTCGTTGCCTTGTGCGCGAGTGCGGTTGCTCAGGTCGTCACAGTTAAACAATTCCCTGAGGGGCCGGTTACGAATAATCTCACGGCGTCGGCTACCGGCACTACTGGGGCTATCGCCGCAACACTAACTGGGGCCACTGGCAAGTACACATACCTGTGCGGCTTCACCGTTACATCAGCAGGGACAACCGCCGCCGCCTCCGGCACGATTACAGTTACTGGCACCATCGGCGGCACCATGTCATTCATCTATGTTTTCGTATCCTCCGGCCAAGGGGTATTCGGTATCGCCTTTCCCGGCTGCATCACATCCTCAGCGGCTAATACGAGTATAGTGGTAAACGTGCCCGCTGGAGGCGCCGGAACCACGGTCGCCGCGACAGCATGGGGATACACAAATTGACCCGGCTCGTTCTCATAACAGTTCTTGTCTTAGCCGTGGCACCCGCAGGCGCCGCTATCCTTCTTCGTGGTATAAGCCAATCGAGCAGCGGAGGCGGAGCCCCAAGTCCGCCTCCTAGTTGCACCGGCGCTATCGATCTATCAAACGGCTGCGTTCAGCCAATGCTGAGGTAACCCCATGCGAAAGATTCTTTTATCACTTGCATTACTTATCGGTTTTGCCTCGCAAGCGCTGGCGGCCGATAACTACACCGCCACCGCTGGCTCCGGTCTGACTTTCGGCGCGAAAGATAACGGCTCCGGCGTTCTCTTCAGCCGATTTATCGGCTGCGATAACACCACCACCACTCAATGCTGGGCGGTAGATGCCTCTGGCCGTATTACCGTTAATCTTGCCGCGGCCAGCACTATTGCTGTCACACAGGCCGCAAGCAGCGTGGCTTCCGGGGCCTACTCGGCCGGATCGTTCGCTGCAGGCGCTTTAGCAGCTAGTTCCCTTGCATCCGGCGCCGGAGTTGATGGATGGGACCTAACTCAAGGTGCTAAGGCCGATGCGCTTTGCACTGTTCCAACCTCAACAACGGCCTGTTCCGTCGTCGCAATTTTGAAAGCTCTTACTAACGTCGCCAATTCGGCGACTCCAGCCGGAACCAACACTATCGGTGGTGTCAAGTTAATCGATACCGCTGGCACCAACGTTGGTACAATCAAGCCCGCCTCCACTGCGCCGGTCGCTACCGATACCTCCATCGTAACCGCGCTGAATCCGAATAGCCCCGGCATTATTACCCTTGGCTCGGCCACCGCTGCCAACTCCATCCCGATGACCGTTGGCCCGGCCCTTCTTGGTTCTTATTGTATGGGAGCCAATTCCGGTACTATGGCGGCGGGCCTTGCTGGCGGTTCGCCGGTCTTTTCATTCCGCTACGGCGCGGCAAGTCTCGCCATTATCCGTAAGGTCACTGCCGAGGCTGACGACATTACTACCGCTTTCGTGGCTGGTGCGGCAAAGTTCGATATGATAGCGGCGCGTTCTTTCACTGTCAGCGACACGGGGGGAACCTCCGGAACCTTAACTGGCAATAACGGCAAGCTCCGAACGAGTTTTGCGACTACAGGGATATCCGATTTTCGTGTGGCCTCAACCGCGACGCTAACTGCCGGAACACGAACCCTTGACACTCAACCCCTAGCTTCAGTTGAATTTTCGGTTGCGACTTCAATTGACGCGGGCCTTTTACCGACCACTGATATTTTTAAGGTCGGAATTGGTGAGTCACCACTTGTTCTAGCCCAGAATGAGGGCTTTGTTCTTCAGGCAACCGTTCCCGGAACCGGCACCTGGGTATTCTCGGTTCGAGTTTGTTGGGACGAAGTGAGTGCTTTCTAATGAAACTGCTTAAATATTTATTGGCCGCAGCGCTTGCGCTTGCGCCACTACCAAACGTGAACGCGGCTGGATGGTTGCCACTAGTAAAGCCAGCGGGCGGAGCACCATTTTACGTCAAGGCCGGAAACATTGCCGTCGCCGATGGGGGCACTGGATCGAACTCTTTTACATCTGCTATCGGCACAGCAACCGCTACGCGTGTTATTCTGATCGGTGTCGTTCAGGGCAATTCAACCGCCTTCACAAGTATTACCGTTAATGGTGTTACCGCCACGGCGATCTTTAGTGGAACCTCACGCCCAGAAATGCAGTTCTTTCAAATTACTGGAACCGCTCCGGGCTCTGGAACTCAGACTGTCACCTTAAATGGTGGCGCCTTTTTTGTTCAGATTGCCCAAGTCTGGTATATGGACAATTTGAATTCCACTACCGTAAAGCAAACTGCAAAATCCAGTGGTAATCCTCCAGTTACGACAAACATCAATATCACAGCTGGGGATTTTCTGTTTTCAATTATTGGTTCAGGCCAAACCGGCTTTTCATGGTCATCTTCTACTGATCCGGTGGCCAATTCCGCTACGCTATCAAACGGCACCACTAGTATCGGCAACGCAGACTGGACCACCGTGAGTACAAATGCTTCTTGGGCCGCTACGGTTAGCTGGGCGGCTAATACTCAAGAACAAATGTTGGTGTCGTTTCGATGACACTTTGTAGTAAGGGCATGACAGGTCTCATGACAAGAAGAAAAATATTAGGGTCGGCTGCAGCGATTGCCCTTCTTGGAGCAAAGAAGGCTGCAGCCGGTCTGCATCTGCATGGTGGTAGTATTCAGACACTTCAGCCGCTTAAGCTCGGTGCTGGCGGGCAGTTTTCTGGCTTCTCAATTGCGAATGACGATACCCACGTCATCAGGACCGATACTTACGGCGCCTATATCTGGAATCCGAACGCTACCGTCCCAACGCCAAATAGCGGGGCGACCGGGGCGTGGCAGCAACTCGTCAACTCAAATGCAATGCCCGCGTCGTTTGTCTCGAACGGGCCATATGCGGGCCAAGGTGTTTACGAGATCGCGATTGCGCCAAACAATTCCAGCGTTCTCTACATGGTTTACATAACCTACCCGTCTAGCAACCCAAATCAGCTTTCCGGGGTTTACAAAAGCACCACTGGTGGAGTGTCTTGGACACAGACCGCCTTCACGCCCATTGATAATAATACTCTTGCTAATCCTAACAACGTTGGCCGATTGAACAGCCAGCGGATGACTATTCATCCGACTGATCCGACAATTGTATTTGTCGGGTTCGAGAGTACGGGCGGGCTCTGGGCCACGGCTGATGGTGGCACCACATGGGGGAAGCCCAGCGGATTTCCTACCCCGACCGGGTCGCCAGCAGGCATCACAGGGATTGTCTTTAATCCCAACAACCCGAATCAGGCTTACGCTTTCAGTCAAGGTAACGGCGTTTACGTTTCCAATAATGCCAACCTTGGAAATTCTTCGACCTGGAGCGCTGTGACCACAACCGGCGGGCCGTCCAATGTCAAGAATGCTGATTTCGCATCGGACGGCAGCAAGTATTATGTATGCACCGCTTCCATGACGACGGCCGGTGGCACGGGGGGCGCCGTATTGAGTTTCAACGGCACCAGTTGGGCAACGGAAGTCTCGGGAACCAGCGCGCAAGCCGTTTGCTGTGATCCAAACAGTGCCTCTCACGTTTTGGCGGTAGACGGCTCCGGCAATCTGAACGAGCACACCGGCAGCGGCTGGAGTGGCTGGACTAGTTCACCGACGTTCGGCAATGCTGACATTCCCTGGTTATTGCAATTGGCTAACGTCGGTGTCGGCGTTAACAACGCGACATTCAGCCGGACCATATCCAGCAAGGTCTATATTAACTGCTTCAACGAGTCCTACTACACGACCGCCGCGACCGGCTCGGTGACGACCGGAACCAGTGTGACATGGACCTCGCACAATAACGGCGAGGAACAATTAAATCCAAATACTATGCTGAGTTTTGGGTCAGGCAAGGTGATTGGGGGATTTTGGGACCATCCTATCTTTGTCCCCGATCTATCCAGTTATCCTTCGCGTTCCGAGCCAGACAACAATGGAGATTTGAGCGCCTGTTGGTCGCTCGACAACGCGAAATTCACCAATACAAATTTCGTAGCTGCGATCAGCGATCCCGTAAAATCTGGATATGGTAACGGTGCCACGGGATGCAAATCCTGTTACTCGGCGACGGGCGCGGCCAACAGTTTCACGAAGTTCTTGCTTGCCCATAACGGTGTAAGCCCAAGTATTCCCTCGAACGCCTATAATGGCAGCTCGGGATTTGGGGGTGGGGACATTGCCATCAGCAGTCCCACCAACTTTGTATGGGCACCGGCAGGAGGGACAACCCCGCAATTCACCACCGACGCTGGCGTGAACTGGACCGCCTGCTCCTTTGCCGGAAGCCCGAGTTTTGCTTCTTTCAACTCTAACCCGCAATCCAATAGGTTTGTCGAAGCCGATCCCGTTACGCAAAACGCCTTTTATTTGTTCTATCCTGGTGTCGGGTTTTACCGCTCCACCAATAGCGGATCGACTTGGAGCCTGACATCCGGGTCGGTCGGAAGACCGACGAATTTAGATAACACCGGCTATATCAAGTGCGTCCAAGGACAATCCGGCCATGTGTGGTTTACTTCAACCACAACCAGAGCCCCGCCGTACACTTTTCTACTCGCTCCTTATAGCGGACACGGAGCTTATCCAAATAACTTCGGCGGGACGTATTACACAACGGATGGCGGGGCTACCTTCAATCAGGTTAACAATGCGGACTTCTCCGTTATTGCTTTCGGGGCAGCGGCGCCGGGTCAATCCTATCCGGCGATCTACGGGGTGGGCTTCGTCAGTTATCACCCCACCGATTCCGTTTCGATTGTCGGGAGTGGCAGCGTTTCGTTTACGGTTGGTTCTGGCCTTTCCTCGACTTTTCAAGTCGGGGCACCGATCGGCGTGGGGAACATTGGCGGCAATTCTTACATGGCCGGGACCATCGCTTCTTATTCGGGAAGCACCGTAACCATAACCGTAAACTCCAGCGGCACAGCCTCGGGCTCAGGTCCGTTTTCAAGCTGGTATTTATCGGCCTACGGGATTTGGCAATGTACGACTGGACCGGCGGCGTCTCCCGTGTGGACGCAGCTTGGGCCGTGGACAACTAACTCGTTTGACCAAGCTCGCGCGTTAGCTGCCGACCCGGTCGTTTATGGACAGATTTACATAGGATTTGCTGGTTCCGGTGCCATTATGAGGAAGTAGAGGACGCGATCTAATGCCGTCAGAAGTTAGTATTTGCAACCGCGCGCTCCAGGCCATTGGCACTCGGACTTCTATAGCCTCGCTCACCGAGGCTTCGGTCGAGGCGCGCAACTGTAATCTTATCTATGCCGATACACGGGACGAGGTTCTTGGTATGGCCTATTGGAACTTCGCGTCTAAGACGGCTTATTTAGCCCTGCTAAAGTCCGCCCCCGGAACCCCGACCAATTCCGCTTCCACCGCGAGTCAGTGGTCCTCGGCCTTCCCAGCACCGCCTTGGCTCTATGAGTACGCGTACCCCGATGACTGCATCAAGATGGGCCGGGTTATCCAGCAACTTCAAAGTTATTACGTCGGAACCCCTTTCACAACCGCTGGCAGTAATACATATCCTTATGTGATTGGCCCTGGTGCTCCTTTCGAAGTTACAACCGACACCGATGCTAGTGGTAATCAGCAGAATGTAGTTCTTACAAACCAGTACCAAGCTATTGGCCGATATATAATGCGCATCACGAATCCTGCCCTTTTCGGGGCCGATTTTGTCGAGGCGCTTGTTCAAGCATTAGCCGCGAAGCTGGTTCTTGCGCTATCTGGTCAAGTCGCCTTGGCGAATACGAAGTTTGCTCAGGCGAATGCCGTAATCGTGGCAGCGCGGGCTACTGACGGTAACGAAGGTTTGATGGTGATTGATAACATGCCAGATTGGCTTACTATCCGCGATGACTACGACTTTGGCCAGACCACTATTGGTTACACAGCCCCGCTCGGGCCACTTTATGGGACTATATAAGCATGAAACGATTTATCATTGGGTTTCTTCTTGCTTTAACCTCGTCGGTGGCCTTGGCCCAGTGGCAGGTGCCAAATGGAACTGTCCCTATCGGTCGCGGTCCAGGAGTTATCGGATTTAATTCTACTGTTGCGAGTACAACCGGCGCGAAGTGCCTTTTTGATACAGTTCCTCCATCTTTTGGAGTTTGTGGTGCAGCAATTCCATCTGTCGCTGATTTTGGAGCGAAAGGGGATGGAACCGATCAAACAGCCGTTCTTCAAACGGCTATAGCGTCAATAGCCGAGGGTGGCGAACTCTATTTCCCTTGTGGCAATTATGCCATCTCCGGTTCGGGTACCGAAGTATTTTTGAGGCAAAAGCCGATCTATCTGCACGCCGCCGAGAATTGTGTCGCGCTGATCGTCGATGGCGTCGGTAACTCGACCGACATATTTCGTTTCACACCGAACGCCGTCAGCAATCCCTATGGCTGGCGCATTTCAGGTTTCAAGGTGTTCTCAGCCAGTGGCACGCACGCGCGCGATTTTATCAACTTCGATACCAGTGGCACAAATACTGGTATCATTGTGTTTTCACAGGTGGATCATAACACTGTTCTTGCGTTGAATGGCAAAGCAGTTCGGTTTAACAACGCGTTAGCGCCGGTCAATGTCAGTGGCGCCGCCAATAACGGTTCTGGACTTGTTCGTCTTACTGTCACTTCCACGACCGGCATGATCAATGGCATGATCGCGACAGTGGCAAATGTTGGCGGCACCACGGAAGCCAACGGCTCATGGTCGATCACCGTAGTTGATGGTACACATATTGATTTGACCCCAACGTTCGCTAATGCTTATACATCTGGCGGTACTGTCATTGCTGCGAACGTTACTGGTGGCACTACTAACGGTATGATTGGCCCGCTTAATTCATTTCTAAATCCAATCACTTTTAACTTTGGTGGTGATAGTATGCGCATCGCCAAAAACACGGTTGCTGGCCCCGGTCCTTGCATTGAAGGCCAACTTGTTATTGGTGCCAGCGGTGTAATTATTGATGATGCTAATAACTTGTCCTGTGCAGGTGGGATGGTGGTGTGGGATGGTGGAGCCTCGCCATTCATCGTCGGCAACGTTATGGAACAACATGGTACCAATACAGAGAGCAATAATTGCTTGGTTGATTTTCGCGGGTCAACACGTCAAGTCGATACTGCTACTATTCTTGGCAACCGCATTACGACGCTCGCTAGTACCGGCAATCCAAAACCGCTATGTATCACAAACGCCAACGGGGCGCAAATTAACAATAATACTTTGGTAACACCATCAACCTATGCGGCTCTAACTATTGGAGCATCTTCTACTAATACAAAGGTTGGCGCTAACAACATCTTCATTCAGAATGGCGTGACGGTTCCTACCAATTCTTCAACGGTAAGCGATAGTGGAACTGCAACTGAATACAGCGTTCCCTCAACGCTGCCGCTCGGGACCTCTGGCGGCGTTCCGTTCTTTAATTCAAGCGGGAAACAGGCGACTTCTACGCTGCTCAATGCTAATGGCGTTATGCTCGGCGGTGGTGTGGGCGCGGCACCGTTCACAACCAACATCGGTACAGATGGTCAAGTGTTCATTGGTAGGACGGGTCTTTCACCTGTGATGGCGAGCGTCACGGGCGGTTATATGACATTTGGAACGCCTGACGGCTCTAACAACAGCGCCTCTACCGTCAATAAAGTCAAAGGTACTACTACTAACGACAATGCAGCTGCTGGTGACGTTGGCGAGTCCTTTGGTCCATCGGTCGCATCTGGGTCTCCGGTAGCGTTGACCACGGCAACTCCCGCAAACCTCACTAGTCAATCATTGACCGCCGGCGACTGGGACGTGACGTGCGAGGCTAATTTTACGACAGCGGCATCTACATCGATTACCAGCCTTATCACGTCGATCTCAACCACTTCAGCTACGCTTAATCAGACGCCGTTCAATATCGGCTATTGGACTGGCGCCGCTAATGTACCCGGAGTCGCTAATATCAGCGCGCCATTCCCAAGAAACCGCATCAGTCTTAACTCGACGACAACGGTATTCTGTGTTGTGCAAAGTACGTTTACTGTCAGTACGTTAGGCGCGTGGGGTGGGCTGTATGCAAGGCGGCCACGTTAGCACGAACAGGGAATTACAAAATGAGCAGTCCCCCTTCTGGTATAATTTCAACTCCAACTATTTATGGCAAGGTTGATTATGGCCCGACCTTCGGTCAAGTTATTCGTCCGCTCAATAACAAGCGGATCGTGTCCACCGCGGGCTCTGTCACCATTCTCCCTTTCGATCAAATCGTAATAATTCAGCAGACCGTCGCCGCCGCGTTCGCCCTGCTTCTTCCAGACCTTCGCCTATGGATGACCCTTCCTTACGGCGGCTTCGACCTTATTCTTAAGAATAGAAACTTCGGTTTCGATATGACAGTGACGCCGTTCGGCACTCAGAAAGTCGATGGTCTATCGACCCTCGTGGTCGCCGGAGCGCAGGGCGAGGGCGCGGTCATCTTGACTCCCCTTAATAATATGTCTGAATGGGATACAATTTGAGCACTAATATAATTCAGACCTCCTTCGCGGGTGGGGAACTTTCCCCGACACTATACGCGCGAGTTGATCTTGCGAAGTACCATATTGGCGCGGCGCGGCTTCGAAATTTCTTTGTAGACTACCGTGGCGGCGCGAGCAATCGGCCGGGCTTTGAGTTGGTATACCAAGTCAAAGATTCAGTAAATCCCGAGCGGCTCATTCCATTTCAGTTCAGCACCGTCCAAAATTATATCCTCGAATTTAGTAACCTCGCGATACGGGTTATTAAAAGCGGCGCGCAGGTATTTAACGCCGCGAAAACTATTACTGGGGCTACGAACGCGAATCCTGGCGTATTCAATGTGACCGCTCATGGATATACAGCCGGGACTCAAGTTTTGATCCTCGCTGCCGGGATGACACAAGCTAATAACAAGCAATACCTTGTAGTGGTGGTGGACGCGAACCATTTCAGTCTACAAGACCTAAATGGCAACACACTAAACACTGCTGGATTCGGTGTATTCACCTCCGGCACCGTCGCTTCTCTCTATGAGATCGTTTCACCTTATGCCGCCGCGGACCTGGCGCTACTCAAGTTTACGCAGTCCGCCGATACTATGACGCTTACACATCCAAGCTATCCACCCTATGATTTAACGCGGACTGGTGATACGGCCTGGGCCTTTACTGCGGTCTCAATTGGGTCCGCGATAGCCGCGCCAATGGCCCCGGTAGTCACGGTTAATCCAAACACTGGTGGCACTACACAGTATTCTTATGTAATTACGGCTGTGAACGCGGCCGGTGAGGAATCAGTGGCCTCAGCAGTTGGTGGTCAAGGAGCTCAGGTTAATATCGCCGCCGTCGCTGGTTCCGTTCTTATTCAGTGGACGGTGGTCGCCGGGGCTGTTTCGTATAACGTGTATAAGGCGCTTCCGAGCGTTGGATTAGCCATTCCCGCCGGGGCGCTTTACGGTTTTATGACGACCATTACTGGTAACGCGAACGTCCAGGCTGTCGATACGAACATCGTTCCAGATTTTACATTCGCACCCCCAACTCACCAAAATCCATTTACCAGTAATAACCCGATCGCGGTCACCTATGACCAGCAGCGCAAGGTCTACGCCGGATCAAATTCTTTCCCGGCAACCTTCTGGATGTCCAAGCCCGGTCAATTCAAGAACTTCGACGTATCCGATCCGGTTCAGCCAAGCGACGCAATAACTGGGACCTTGGTCTCGCGTCAAGTTAACAACATTAAGTATATGGTCGCGATGCCGGGCGGTCTTATCATGCTGACTGGAGGAGGCGCATGGCAGGTCTCTGGCGGCAGCGCCGGTGCCATCTTATCTCCCACCACAATTAACGCAACCCCTCAAGCTTACAACGGGTGCGCCGATGTCGAACCGCTTACTATCAACTATGATATTCTGTATGTCCAACAGAAAGGCACTGTGGTCCGGGACCTCTCGTACAGCTTCTACACCAATATCTACACGGGCGCCGACCTGTCGGTGCTGTCAAACCATCTGTTTACTGGGTATTCGATCAAGGAGTGGACCTACGCCGAAGAACCTTTCAAGATCATTTGGGCGGTCCGCTCGGATGGAGCGTTGCTCTCGCTGACCTACTTGAAGGAACAGGAAGTCTTTGGTTGGGCTCAACACGCGACGCAGGGTCGATTCCAGTCAATCACTTCGATTCAGGAAGGCCAAGAGAATGCGGTCTATATGATAGTACAAAGATACTTGCAGGGACGTCAGGTCTCTTTCATCGAGCGAATGCATACGAGGCTTATGCCTTATGGAGTTGAGGATGCATTCTTTGTAGACTGCGCTTTGCAGAACGACCTTGTGTTTCCAACTGCTACCTTGAGTTCCAGCGCCGTTAGTGGAGTTGGGGTCCAGTTCTCCACTAATGTAGCAGCCTTTAGTGCTGGCGATGTGGGCTCAATAATTCGCGCCGGTGGTGGTATTGCCACAATAACTGCCTACACAAATTCTCAACTCGTAACCGCGACGATAACAAAGCCTATAACCGATATAGACTCGTTTCGAAATCCGGCACTTATGTGGCCTCAAGTAACTTGGTCTTTGACTAAGCCGAGTACGGTTTTCTCCGGCCTCGATCATCTTGAGGGCGAAACAGTTTCAATTCTTGGAGACGGGAATGTATTTCCTATGCAAACTGTTTTGAATGGCTCGGTGATGCTATCCCAGCCCTGTTCCAAAGTTACCGTAGGCCTTGCTTACACCGCGCAGCTTCAAACCCTCTATCTTGACACTGGCGATCCAACGATCCAGGGCAAACGAAAGAATCTTATCGCCCTGACTGCGCGGGTTGATCAGACTCGCGGATTGGAAATGGGACCGACCTTTGATGATCTCACTTCATACAAGGACCGCGACCTGAATACTATTGGTCAGCCAATAGACCTGTTCACAGGTGATCAGCGCATGGTGATTGGTGGGGGCTGGCAGACCGAAGGTCAGCTTTGTATTCAGCAATCAAATCCGCTCCCGGCCACGATTCTCGGCGTGATCCCAGAAATTCAAGTCGGAGACACCGGCAAATGATTGAATTTCGCAGAGCAACTTTTGGTGACGGCATTCAAATCCTGTCGAACCTTCGGTTCCATGAGCAGCGAACGCTCGATAAATTGCAAATTAACGCGCCCGAATTACTGGAACGCGCTTTACGCAATGAGTTTCTTTCCTTCGTTTGTATGGTAGACGGCGAACCAGCCGCAATCTTCGGTGGCCACAGTGAGACCCTTCTTGGCGAGTGCCGATTATGGATGCTCACCACCCCCTTGATCGAGGCCCATCAGGTTCCACTCCTGCGGGCCTCGAAGCGGTTTGTGAAATGGATGGCGCGGGCCTATGGCCCGGTAGTGGGAATGGTCGATAGCGAATTTGAAAAATCGCGTGACTGGCTCCGCTGGATCGGCTTCAAAGAGGTCCGTGACGGCGAGTATATAGTAATGAGGTACTCAAGTGGGCATTGAAACACTTGCGATTGGATCACTGGTGGCCTCAGCCGCGAGCGGAGCGGTGGGGGCCTTTGGCGCGAAGCAGACCGCTGACGCGAATGCGGCGGCCTATAACTACAAGGCCGCCGTCGCGAACAACAATGCTATTATCGCGAAGCGGAACGCGGACTACGCCACTCAGACCGGCGCTGTTCAGGCTCAAACCCAGGACCTAAAAACCAAGAACCTGGTTGCAACTCAACTCGCGACTCAGGCATCGAGCGGACTTGATGTGGGCTCCGGCACGGCGGTTAACGTGCGCGAGAGCGCTGAGGCGCTCGGTCACCTTGACACACTCACGATCCTGAATAATGCCGCGAGGAACGCTTCCGGGTTCAAGGCTCAGGGCATGAATTTCGAAGCGGAAAGCGGGCTCAACAGGGCCGCGGCTGAGAACGCGGAGAAGGCCGGGACGATTAATGTAGCGACGAGCCTGCTCGGTTCGGCCGGGTCATTCTCGGATAAGTGGGTTGGTTACAAGCAAAAAGGAGTTTTATAGTGCCCGCCGTTCCGTCTCCCTCCGTTCCCTCGGTCGCGCCCTCAGGCCAGGCCCAGCCCTACCAGTCGGCTGCTGGGGCTTCGCCGGAGGCCTTCGGGGCCGGGATTGGCCTAGCTGAAAGTCATCTTGGAGCCGGTATAGAGAATCTTGGAAATGTGCTTGAGAAGCACGCCCTGAAAATGCAGGAGGACGTGAATGTCTCTCACGCGGAGGAATTATTCCTCCATGGTGATACACAGCTTTCGACCCTCACTGAAACTTACACGTCCCTGCAGGGAGCCGCTCGCGTTAATGCTTTGCCAAAGTTTATGGAGGACGCAGCGAAAATAAGAGAAGAGGTTAAAGCTCAGGCACCTAACCCTGATGTAGCGAAGAAGTTTGATCAGCTTTTTACGAGACAACTTGGATACTCAATTAAAGATGCCGGTCGGCTCGCGGGGACCGCCAATCGACAGTATCAAAAAGAGACGAGCAACGCCGTCGTTGCTAACTCTATGAGTAACATCGCGAAGAACGCCGACGATGACCAGCGGTTTCTCGCGAGCACACAAAATGCATTGACTTCTCAGCGGAACCTTCCCGAGTATCAAGGCGCATCGGATGAAACTAAACTCCAGATGGACCGCGCAATTGTGGACGGCGCCTGGGGCACACGGCTCCAGGCGATGGCAAAGGATAATCCACTTCGAGCGAGGGAATTGTTAAACAAGAACAAAGCATCGCTGAGTGGTGAAACCGAACTCAAAATCAAACCTATTATTGACCAGGAAATAATCCGGCGCGATACCAAAGTCCAGTCCGATCAAATCATAAACGATGTTGGGATCGGTACTATGGAGGAGCGCGTTAAACGGTTGGAGGGATACACTGAAAAAGCGAGTTGGGACTATAAACAAATGTCATCTGGATATGGCACTAGATCGCAACCGGGCGATGAGAATATACCACCTGATCAGCGCAAAGCTGTGTACACTCAACGATTACGAAATGAACTTGGTAAAGCGTACCAGATCGTTGATAATTTTGCGCCTGGACTGCCTAAAGGCGCGCGAGACGCTCTTGCCGATCTTACCTTCAACGCGGGGGAAAAGTGGACGCAAGAAGGGCTCGGCCAGGCCGTAAGGGCCGGGGACCTCGAACGGGCGAAAAGTATTTTGCCTATGTATAATAATGTGACGGAACCAAGTGGTGTAAAACACCCGTTACAGAACCTGACCGAACGGCGCGCCGAGGAATTGAGATGGTGGAACACCGATACCGGATCGGCTATTGATACGGCAGGATTGACTTCGAAGGCACTGGATAAAGCGAAGGAGCGATCTATACAGGTCTTTCCAGATGAGCCTGCAAACCAAGCCGCGTATCTCGACACGCTCCAGCAGCGAATTGTTGGAGATACGAGAATAATGCAAAATGCAGCACGGGACTCGCAGCATCAGGTTCGTAATGTAGTTATGAATGAACTGATCGATGATAAAAAGAATATCACGACTGTAGATCAAATGTCTGACGCGGCGCAGGCGGCTTATAATAGCGCGCCGCAAGGATTACGCGGCATCTTCGATGCTCGAATGAGAAAGAATATGTCGGCGGATGTGCCGCCTAGTAACGCTGGGGCCAAACGATTTTTACAAATTAGTGGAATGGCGTCCTATGATCCGGAGGGCTATGCCGATTTGAACATCGATAATGAGCCGTTGCTTACGCGCGGGCAAAAACAAACGCTGACTTTACAGCAGCAGCAAACAGCTGCGAACGTCAAACGAGGAATAGCTGTTGATGGTGCGATGAAGTCGATGCACCCATTTCTTAATGATGCTGGCATTAGTGACTCCGCAACCGATAAGGGTAGGCGAGATGGTTACCTCCAATTCCGCGGGGCCTTTGAGGCCGCGATCAACGCAGAGATGGCTGAGAAGAAACGTAAGTTAACTCCGAAGGAGACGACGGATATCGGTCAGGGATTATTAAAAGAAGAAGTTACTGATCCAGGATGGATTGGCGGCTGGGTGCCGTTTACTAGTACTCGTCAACGACCCTATCAATTCGAGGTTCGAAAGGGCTCGGAAGAAGCCGATTTTGCGAAGATTCCGGCGGGGGCTGTTTTTAAACATCCGAATGGTTCTTATAGAATTAAACCGGGAATAAGATCAGTAGAGGATCAATCAGGTGGCTGAGTGGGATGACGCACCATTACTGAGCCCGGAAGCCACACCAAAAGTGCCGGCTCCAGCACCTATTGTTGGTAGCAACCCCTGGGATGCGGCTCCGGTTCTTGGGTCGAGGGCGCAAGCTAAAGCCACTGTATCAGCTAACGATAATCCGGAAGAGGCTGGTAAGGCCCTTAGTATAGCGAAGCAAACCGGCATTCCGGCCTCTATAGTCCAGACCGATCTTCCAGGATACGACGCTCACGCCAAGACTCAGGCTGCGATCAAGGCGGTTCAAAATCCTGCGATCGATAAGTATATTGACTCGAACCCGATGGCAGCTAAAGTCTCTAATGACGATTATCCGATCCTTGATAAAATCTCCGGGTTCTTTTCGAGACTTGGCCAGGATCAACTCGATCTCGCCACATCATTTTCACTCGTTAATCAGGCCCCGGCGATCGCCGATCTATCCTCGACCCAGCCGGGCCGCGAGAAACTTCGCGGAATAGTTGAGCGCGCGAGTTCCGGCTTTGCCGGTGGCTTTGGGGAGGAAAGTGTTGTTAACAAGTTTATGCGGGAGGCCCACGAGCTTGGGCTGAGCCAAAATGTGCAGGATTTTTATGAGGGCATGGGTCTACTTCCGGCGGTACGGGCGACTGAAGCAGCGATAAGGCTCGTGCCGGGGCTGGTCGGTGGAGCGGCTGGGGCAGCGGCTGGAGTAGCCGAGAAACTTGGAATGAGCCCAGCGCAAGCTGACAGGCTCCAACGCGATCTGGCGATTTTCGGCACCGGGGCGCTTATTGAAACTGGGCAAGTTCAATCTAAAATTGGAAGGCCTACCGAAGATTTTCATTCTTTCTTGGCTGAGCATACTAAGGGCGGTCCCCGCGATCTTTCAGCGGGTGAAACCCCGAAGGACCAACTGTGGCAAGCGAAGCCGATAGTGGACCAAGCTAAAGCCGAGGCCGCTGGCGAAGCCCTTGACTCGGCGATTGAGGCCGCGCAGGAGTCTAAGACGAAAGAGCGGTCGCCGGAACTATTCGAAGAATACCTGAAGGCTCATGGTGATAAGGGGACCGTTCATGTTCCTGGACAAGCTATTCTTGATTTATATGAAAGGGAGGGCAAGGTTCCACTTGAAGGCGATGGCCTGTTTGGCTTTGTACCGGGAATTGCTGATAAAGCTACGCTGGCTGCGGAGACCGGAGCGGAAGTGAAGATTTCACTAGCGAAGTATATTGCGAACGTTGACGAGGCAGTCCATGAGGGACTGAAAGACCAGGTTCGGGTTCAAGAAAAGGGGGTGACGAGGGAAGAAGCTAAAGCAATAAAAGAAGAACAACCTGTTGAAGAGCCTAAGTCAACTCAGCCGATTCCGGAAGATAATTCAGTTGCAAAAGTTACTGTTGAAAAGGCGATTAAAGAAAAGGAATCACTCTATCTCCATCCCCTATTCACCGACGCCTCGGCTCTCAATATAACCGAGCCAGAGTTCAAACGCTATTCCAATCTGATTGATCGCGCGCAAGAACATGTTCTTGAAAAGGCCGTTGGTCTTGCAAAACGCGAGGCAGCGAAACGACTGACCCCGGAATGGAAATCCAATGAGGAAGCCGAGCGAGCCGAAGTTGATCAAGAACTGCATGACAGTCCGGCTTTTCGTGCTGATCGTTTCTTTAATACCGATAAAGGCATCTTGCCCAACGGCAAGAAAATTCTATCGGACTTTTGGAAGCCACTTGGCGAGGTCAAGGCCGACGAATGGGCTCCGATCTTTGGTTTCGAGTCCGGCTCCGCTATGGTCAAGGCCATTCTTGAGTTGGAGACCGAGCGCGCCGATCTCGGTATCGGGCCAAAGGCCCAGTTTAAGCAGTATTCTGATAGGCTGACCGCCGCAAGGATGGAGGCAAAATATGGGCATCTGGCGGATAATATCGCGATTGAAGCGAGCGAAGCGGCGCTGGCGGACTATAACGTCGATCTCCTGGCGACAGAATGGAGAATGCTGTCAAAGCTTAACGGACGCGAGCCGCCTCTCGGCCGCGAGGAGCTTACTTCGTGGGGCAAGGACCAATTTAATAAGAGCACAGCAAGTGAGGTTAGCTATGAAACCTGGAGGCGCGGGGCAGAGAAAGGAGGCCGAGAGGCCGAGAAGGCCCTTCTAAAGAAGGATTACGCTGAAGCGTTTATTCAAAAGCAACATCAAATGCTGAATTTCATTCTGGCAAAAGAGGCGAAGGGCTTCGAGAAAGAACAGGCTCGCGCCGAAAATCTGTTCGATAAGTACGCGAGTCAGGTTAATCTTCCGGCAGTCGATCAGACTTTCACCGATCAAATTCATCGGCTGCTCCAGCAGTATGGTATTGAAACTCGGCGCACGGTTGAAAATACTGATTATAACCTGCAGGGCACAGATAAGGACTTTGCTAACTTTGTGCGCGATCGTAACGCTAACGGCGCGATGATTATTCAAGCTGAATTGCCTACCCCGCGCGCCGGAGCTAACATTCGCCCAATCGACGAGTTCACAGTTAATCAGTACCGTGACTTTGCAACTATGATTAAGTCCTTGGATCACAACGGGCGCGCCGCGAGACAGATCGAATTGGCTGGGAGGAAAGAAGCTTATAACGAGGTTATTGATAAGATCGCTAAGAACCTTGATACTCTGGAAAAGAATGACTTTGACCCAACAAAGAAAGGGCCAATTTCTGGTCTCCGTGCTGTTGGACGCGAGATCGACTCGCGGTTGCTCAAGGCCGAGAAACTCATTGATTGGATCGATAAGAAAGACCCGCTGGGCGCGTTTAACTCTTCCGTGCTTCGAGGACTAATCGAAGGCGAGCAAGCCAAGGGCGACATGATAACTAAGCTGGCCAAGATGGCTGGCGAACTTCCTGGGGATCGTGCTTGGGGTAAGGCCCTGAATGATGCGACGACCAATAATGAGTTGCTTGATTGGGCAACCGGGAAGCCGATGCAATTGTCTAACGAGAATAAGATCGCGATTGCACTAAACTATAAGAACAAGAGTAATCGAGAGATTCTATTAAAAGGCTATCGTTGGACCGAGCCCGAAGTCGAGGCCTATCTCGCTCGAGAAATGACTGATATGGATAAGGCTGTTGTGGAGGGTATTCATGGACTTTTTAAGCCGTTAGCTCCATTAGTTGAAAAGGTAACTTCGGCGAGGTCTGGTGTCGCTATTCCATTAGTCGGCGAGGACTATTACCCTTTGATCGAAGACCCCCGGCATAAATTACTTGGCCAGCAGGTTGACACGGACCTATTCCAAAAAACAAAGTTCGATCCTTTACCAACCGCGAATGCGCTGCATCAAAGAACCGGGAAAGTCTATCCTTTGGACCTATCCATCTCGCAGATTCATGCACGGTTGTCGCAGACCGCCCATGCCGTTTTTATGCAGGAACCTGTGATTAACGCGAACAAGGTTATAACCGATCCCATCGTTCGAGAGGGAATTGATAAAGCCTTCGGCCCCGAATATGTTCGGATGCTTGATAAATGGATCAGGGATATTGCCGATAATGGCGGCTCCGATGTGGGCTTTCATGATGATAAGGCGGTTTGGCTCAGCCGAAATCTCCGTCAGAATGTGACGGTGCAATTAATGGGCTGGAAGGCCTCGACGGCCTTGATTCATGGTGGAAGCGCCGGGGCCTCGTCGATCTATGAACTTGGCAAAATGGATATGGATACGACCGGCAAGACCGGAACTCCGTTCGTGACTGCGCCCGCTCGACTTGTCCAAGAGATAAGCAGGCTTGGTCTCGGTCAATTCTTGCCGAATGCGACACGTCGGTTCTTTGGTAGTCAATCAAATATGTTTGATGCGATCGACTTCGTTCAGCAGAACTCCGGCGAGATGCGAAACCGGCAGCGGTCATTACAAAAGGACTTTGGCTTTCAACTAGATAAGATAACGAACTCCGCGCTGATCGACGACGCGGCAAAGCTGCGTACTGTTCATCAGACCTATTCAATGGCAATGGTCGCGTATCTCGATCAGTTAACAGCCACTCCAGTATGGAAGGCCGCTTATGATAAGGCGACCGTTGCTGATGGAATGGAGCACGCCGATGCAGTGTATGTCGCGGATAAAGCAGTTCGCGAAGCACATGGCTCGGCTTCACTGGTATCCCGCGCCAATATCGGCCGAGGCGAGATTAACAAATGGCTTACTATTGCTTACAACGGATACTGGAACCACAATTATAACAAGATGCGGGAGGCGGGCAAAGAGGTTTCAGGGTACGACGATAGTCTATCGAACGGTCAGCGCGTTGCTGTGGGCGCGGCGTTTATGACAGCTATGATTGTAGCGCCGGCGCTGGTTCATCATGCAGTTCGTGGGGAGGAAGCCAAGACAACTGGAGGGGCTATTGCTGGAATGCTGGCCTCGCAGTTCGGTGGAACCGTTCCGCTCGTTAATACGCTGACTTATAGTATGATCCATAATCGCGATCCTTCAATCTCCCCATTAGACGAGGTTCTAAAGGCCGCCTCGAATGTGGTCAAGGACAGGATCGCCGCGGCACCAAAGCACCCGCTTAGACATGAGGCACAGGCTTTCGGTTATCTAACTGGCCTTCCACCAACGAACCAAGTCATAGATACCTTTTCTTTTCTGAACGATGTAACGCATCGTCAGCAAGACCCTAAGACAGTGCAAGAATGGGCGCATGGACTAATGTCTGGTCACGCCAAACCGAAGGCACACTGAAATGACACTCACCACTTTATCTATTAAGGCCGTGGCTCAGGGCAATAGCGCCACGACGGTTTGGCCTTTCACCTTTCTAATTCCGGCGCTCGCGGACCTGGTAGTTACCTTGGTCGATGTGGTTTCTGGTAATCAAACGGTGGTTAACCCGGTTAATTATTCGGTAACTGGGCTCGGTAACTCCGGAGGCGGCTCGGTCACCTATCCGCTAAGTGGATTACCGATCACCGCCGCGACGAAAATTGTAGTGTCGCGATCCGTGGCGAACCTTCAGCAAACCGATCTGACGAATCAGGGCGGGGCCTATCCGGCGGATATTGAGGATGCGCTCGACTATATCACAATGATAACTCAACAACTTCAGGATCAGATCAATCGCTCGATTATCTTCTCAATCGCAGATCTGGCGGCCGGCACACTCCCTGTTGCCTCGGCGCGGGTCAATAAGATATTAGGTTTCGACGCATTTGGAAATCCGGCGGTTCTTGATACAATAACACCGGGGACTACTGTGTCCGCCGCGATGATACCAGTGGTAACCGCACTAACGACGGCAGCGGCGCTTACAGCCCTTGGTATCCCAGGATCATTGATCGACGCACTAATTCCTTCTGGAACTTGCTGGGATTATGACGCGGGTGGCGCGGCTCCAGCCGGATTTGTCTATCCTATAGGTCAAGCCTGTACCGCGCTTTATCCTGATTACCGGGCAAAGCTCGTTTCTGCTGGTTCCCCTTATGGCACTAACGGAGTCGATCCGCTCATGCCAGACCGGCGCTCGGTCGTCAGTGCTGGTAAGTCTAATATGGGCGGAGTCGATAATGGACTTTTGCCGGGTGGCACGGTGCTCGGTGCGGTCCTTGGATCGGCCACGAGGGTTTTATTAACAACGAACCTTCCACCATATACGCCGGTTGGTGTTAATACTGGTGGTGTTTATTCTCATCCGGTAACTCCAGTTGGTGGCCTCGCTGGAGCACAGATATCCGTATTGCAAGCTAGTGCGGATGCGAATGTTGCGCTAATTACCCAACCAACTTTTACTGGTACTCCTCAAGGTGGTCTATCAACCTCTTTCTCAATCGTTCAGCCGACCTTCATCTGTAATAAAATTCTAAAGGTGCATTGATGGAACCGGCCTCAATAAGAACGAAAAATCCGGGGGCGATGTGGGGAAGTCCGCTCGCTAAGAAGTGGGGCTCGACTGAGACTATTACGCTGCACGATGGCCTTGGCCAGGGTAATAATATCGCGGTATTCCCTACATTTGTGCAAGGGATTTGTGCTCAGTTAGATTTGTGGAGGACCTCGAAGAACTATAGGAATAAGAGATTCGCTGATGCGATAGCTATCTGGTCTGGGCATAATAACGTTCCAAGTTATATCCGGTTCGTAAAAACGGCGGTGCCGGGTATTACTGAGGACACGATGATGGATGACGACTTTTGGCGCGGGCCTATGGGAGTTGCCTTCTTAAAGGCCCAGGCCGCGCATGAGGCCGGGAAGCGGTATCCGGCCTCGGATAATGATTGGCTCGAAGCACAGGCGATTATTTTTGGAGCAAAAGCATCGCCACCCTCGCCGGCTCCAGTTCCGGTGAAACCAATACCGAGACCAGCGAAGCGACCGAAACCGACTCAAGAAGAACTGATTGATAAGGCACTTCGCGACCTCGAACCAAAGAGATAAGTTCCTTTTGAGTTCGCTAGAATGTCTGAAGGAATTAACCGACGCCGAGCGGTCTCTCGGCATAAAGGAGAAGTAAGATGACAGTCGATCAAATCACTGGTATTCTTCGCGCGGTTCTTTCAGCCGGGGGCGGATTTGCTCTCGCGAAAGGTTGGGTTAATTCCGAGACCTGGGGCTGGATTACCGGCGGCGCGCTGACAATTGGCCCGGCTATTTGGTCTTGGGTAGTTAACCGACCGGCTGCTATTGCCGCCTCGGCCCAAGCTATTCCCGGCGTGAATGTGCAGGTCGCCGCGAGCGCGCCCGCCGCTATCAAGACCGCTGTTGAAAACGCGAAATCGAGCGGTTAATGTTTACGGTCCCTGAAATCGTGCTTCTTGTTCTGAAGATCGCGAACGCGATCATGACTGAAGTGCATGATACCAAATCGTTTCAGGCCGGAACGGACGCGGAGATAGCCAAAACCTCCGCGGCCATTCTGCGCAAGACACAAGCTGGTAAGGCAATCATGGAGAAGGTCGATGCGATGGATGATAAAGACATTGATGCTGGTTTGCGCGGGCTTGAGCCTTAGTGGGTGCGCCGGGCTCCCGTTTGGACAAGCTAGTCCAGTGGACTCATTCTGTCAAGTCTATAATAAGGTCGTGGTCGCCAAAGGCGACGGAGCTATCGCCGCTCCGCTTGCGGTTAAGAAGCGTATCCTCGCGAACGAACTAACGTATAGGAACCAGTGTGCCAAACCGATTTGACTATTTCGTAGAAGGCCGCGCCTTTGAGTGGGTCATGGCGATCTCGATGCTTGCGGGGGGCTTCGAGATCGTCGGTTGGCCACAGCTGGCTACGTTTGGGATCGACCCTTGGGTTCTCGCTTTTGTACCGAAGTATTACATCGGCATGTTTATGCTAATGGTAGGTTGGATTCGCGTGTCAGGTCTTATGTTGAATGGTCAGACCATTGTAGATATTAGAGCTGGGCCTTACATCCGTGCATCTTGTGCGGCTCTTTCGGCCTCCTTATGGGTTCAATTTGCTCTTGCTTTAATAATTGGGTCGATTGAGGTCGGGCATATGTCTATAGGTATTCCATTTTGGATAATGTTCACATCGGGCGAACTTTATATCGCCTACTCGGTAATGAAAAATGCTCGATGAGGGGATGAAATTGCTAGGACCATTTCCGATTTTGCAGGTTTTACTTGGGCTTGCGGTACTCGGAGGCGGCGTTTACATGATTTTCAGAGGAATCACCGGAGAAAAGAAACAAATGTTCCTCGAAGATAGAAGATCAGAATGGGCTGCTTACGAGCAATTAAGGAATATCGAAGAGAACTCGTTTAAGATGGTCGAGTTATCGAGACAGAATGGGGAGTTGCTAAGAAAGTTGGATGATACATTCAAGGCCCTGGCCTCGGCCATTTGGAACCGTGGGACTTAACTAATGGAGAACCATCATGATCACGCTCGCGATAAACATTCTTTGGCTCTTGGCTAAGCCTTTGGTGCTGGGACATATCCGTTGACTCCACCAGTGCAGTCTAACTTTATCATATTTGACCGCACCATTATTTCTACTACCCGCATAATATTGTGTGAGGGAACCCGGCTCCTCAGGAAGTTCACAACCTGGTGCTCGCCGACCGGGCGTTTGCCGTTTTTACTATACATTCTGAAGATGAAATCCCAAGTATCATCAATGGCCGCGCCATCGCCAGCGACTCCGAATGAGTGAAATATATCCACGATCCTTACCTCCACATCGAGTATCCAGCCCAGGGCTCTTTGGTAATCCTCAAGGGTTATTATCAAATCATTCGCCCGCGAGATCGAAGCGATCATGCAGAGCTTTATCGTGTGAGCCAGTCGTCTGGCGTTATAGTGAAGGAGTTTATTGTGCTCGGGAACTGGGGGTAGACCGGCGCGGTTCCATGCCTCAATCGCCACAGCAGCTTCCGGCGTCCAGCTAAACTTTCCATACAGTCCGCCAATACTCTTGAGATCTCGCAATAGATCAAGGTAGACTGCTTCAAGTTCCTTATACTGATGTTCATTTCCGAATATGGATGTAAAAACGGGCTCTCCGGAATAGACAAAGATGGTGCGCGAAGTGAATCCTTGATCCCAGCCTCCTTCGGGGAGGAAGGAATTGAGGTAAGAAGGAGTGGTGCCGCCGATAATGCTAAGGTGAGGATGCTCGATCTTAAGGTGATTGACCTTGCCGGTGCGGCGGCGTTCTTCATAGTGCTCTCCGTCGTAGAATTTCGTTAAACTGTTCATGAAGAGGGGATCGTAAATGGGGAGGAAAACTCCCAACTCCGAAGCGACGGCCGTGAGATAATGAAACTGCACAAAGCTAGGCACGTCATTGGGGCGGATAATCTTACGATTGGCGAGCACCAGCGAATCCACAAGTGACGCCGCTGAGACGGAGCTGGGTGCAACATGGATATCCGGTACTGCACGGAGGAACCTTTCCACCTGAGAAAGCACTGCGGACTTTCCAACCCCCGGTGGGCCGACCAAGATGGTGTAGAGATTCGGATAAAGATTGCTTCCCTTCGTATGGACCCAAAGTCTGCGTTCCATAACTCCACTAAGTATTCCAATTGCTGACCATTCTCGGAATACGCTGGGAGCAGCAAGGACATTAGAGTACCCTATGAAGGATTGAATCCAGTCTGGAAGTTTGCGGCTCGTCGGGGGTCCGGCTCCGGTTATCATGTCCTGCCCACTTCTTTAATCCATCTGGATTATTACTGTCGTGCCCGGCCCAGTTCCAGCCGACCTTGGCCTCGGAGGGAATAGTTAAGGTGCGGCCGTTATTCAGTTGTATCGGCACCTTAATGGTCTCGATGAGGACCGGGAGGACTTCGTCCTCGGTCTCCTCCGGGTATTGTACTAAGACCGCGTCGTGGATTTGCAGGAGTAACTGGCAAATATTCAGCCGCCAAATGCGAAGCATTCCCTGGTTCAGGATATCTCCCACAGCGCTTTGAGGACCATAGGCAATAGCTTCTCTAACAGTAGTATCATCATTACGGCGCCCAAAGAACCAGCGACGGCGGCCAGTGAGAGTAGTAAGATTACCGTACTGAATGAGTTCGGACGCGACCGCTGCGTGCCATCGTTGGTGGGAAGGGAAGGCGGTGAAGTATTTGGCCTGAAACTCGGCGATGAGCTTTGCATCGAGTTTGGTGTGCTTGGCCATCGTGAATGGCGTGCCTCGATAGTTAGTTCCGTGACCAAGGACTTTCGCCATATGCCGATATGAATGCTGTCGATAGAAAGGTCGTTCCGCAATGACTCGATCTTCAACAAGATTGCCGGTCCAAGGAAGATCGGTCCAAGCGAGTCTGCAAACGGTAGTGTGCAGGTCTCCCGACTCACAAGCATCAAGATATCGTCCATCTCCGAAGAGATTCCATTCAATGGCTCCGACAAGTCTGCTCTCCGCTTGTTCGAGGTCAATATAAGCAAATTTCATTCCTGGGTCGGCGATGAAAGGACGGCGCAAACGCTCTTCAAGATTTTGCAAATTTCCGCCCGTTCCGAAGTCGCTAAGTGAGCTTGAGAAACGACCTGTCGTAGTTCCCGCAATGTTATAAGATGTTCGCATTCTTCCATCACTGTCAACAGAAGTTTTAAGTACGCCAATCTTTTTTGAAATGTCGCGTAACGCAAGGATATGACTGATGATGGGTTGAGCAATGAAGTATCCTTCCAGTTTTTCGAGGGCGTTCCGATCGGCGGTTATTGCATAGAGGCCCTTGCCGTTCCGCTTTTTTTGTGGTGGAAGGCCAAGGACCTCGTAAAGGAGCTTCTTTAATTGGAGTGGCGAGTTCCAGTTAATCGAGAAACCAATGCCCTCAACCAAGATGCGATTAAGGTTCGCCTCGATGGTCCGCAGATCAGTTGAGTACGACTCAATCGTATTATATCGCCAGGCTTCATTAACCCTGATACCTCGCATCCGCATTTCGAGCACCGGAGCTTGTAAAGCCTTAGCAAATTCGTATGTGGCTCTGGAGACATTATCCAGTTGTGGCTTGATGACACTGAAAATCTCCGTGGTTAGGCAGCAGTCCAGCGCGTTGTAAATCCAGTGCTTTTCTTCCTCGCCCATGAGGGCGATGGATTCGGGAGTTAATTCGTGGGTCTTAATGGCCCTCATTTGAAATCCGGCTCAATTTCGAAGTATAATCCTGCGCAACCCCGCTCAAAAACTTTAGGTCTTTGTTCAGGATGAACTACGACGAGAAAATTATTTTTGTAAATTACCCACTTTTCTCCGTAAGCCTCGTCAGGAGCATATCCAAACTCTCTTTTAAGCGCGACTCTCGTTTGGTCATCCATTTTCAATTATCTCCTCTTCCCTCTTTTCCCTCAGCCACCGAAGTCGAAAAGCCTTGCCCAGCCGAGCGGCCTTGACAACACCCAAAAGCATACCCCTAGTGACGCCCAAATCCATATAAACAGCAACGTAATCAGCAACCTCAAGCCAACCATTCGCCGCAGCAATTCCCCGTTGCCGTTCCTCTGGAAGCGAGTCATCCAGAACTCCTTTTTGTGTATACAGAAGGTGCGAAGCAAAAGGAGACTCACCCCGATCAAGACAATCACGGATACACTCGCGAGAATACTTAACATTCTTGAAATCTCCTGCAAAAGGTGACTCGACGATCACCCTCATTGAACAATCTCGAACGTATCATTCCTGAACTTAGATGCTGGTTCCGCGAGCCTTTTCACGAAACCCTCTGCACCCTCTTTACTGTCCCATGAGTCCGCTTCTTCTTTATACTTAGTGAGCCAAGCAGACATGCCGCTGCTGTCAATTTCGGTCCATATATACTTGTCGTCAGACATGATCTTAATATAGAATTTCATTTTTCCCTCTTCGCCGTTGGATCGCGCCGGTTTAGCAATTTCCATGAACTTTCATTGGTATAGACACTCCCAAGAAAGCCTAGTCCCTTCAGACTTTCCGGCTGCAAGCACCAATGCAGCAGCATCGTATCATCTTCGTAGTTCACCACCGTTATTCCGTATCTCGTCCAGAGGAAATTGATATCGTAAAGTCCGTTTTGCGCGACTTTGGGTTGTGGGAGGCCGAGAACTCGACGCACAAATCCCCACGCCAGTATCTCAGCTTCGTTGGTGGGCCAATAACTTCCCATGTGTCGTGCTGGATCACGCTGTCTAAGGTCTCTAAAAGGAACAACCAGCGCTGAAGTCGGTCCGGCGGCAAAGCCGATGCAGGTAATTTGCTCGCCGAAAGTTTCAATATCGAACGATATAACTGGTGCGTGGCGGAGGAAGTTCTCAAGGTACCACTCCATGTCCTCAAGTGACGGCTCGATGTAAACTGTTCGTTCCGGTCGGCGGATTTCGGGGAACTCGCTTTCGCGTTTGGCTTTCGCGAGGTCAAGGACCGTTACGGGTCGAAGTGACCAGTCTCTAAGTATTGCTGCGGGGTGGAAAGTTGGGAGACACTTCCATCTTCCAAGTCGCGAAGTGTTAACAACAGTACCTCGCAGTTTAGTGATTCCTGTGGAACCAAGAAGTGCCCAGGCTGTTGTTCCTCCAAGAGCAATGATAACATTCGCGCCGCAGCTTTGAAGTTCGTGCTGGAGCCGCTCGAGTTCAGAAGCATATTCAGGGCGGAGATATTTGCCGGCTTTGAGAGGTCCAAGTTTAACAAGACCGTCACTTTTACTTGTGCAAAGGTTCTCAATGTCGTTGCCTCCAGGCGGGCGCAGGTTGAAGCAGTTGGTTAGAAAGCAATCGGCGCGGTGGATACCGGCTTCGGAAAGCATCTTGGTTAATTCCCAACCACTGGCGCCGACGAAAGGAGCCCGTTGAATTTCTTCTTCGGCTCCCAGGCTTCGCCCACGATTGCGATATTATACTGGTTCATTTGTCTTTACTTGTCTCGCTTTTCGAAGGGCAAGATTCGCTCGTCCAGCGAACTCTGGGTCACGTTCAAGTCCAACCACATGCTTTGCAGCAAGGCTGAGAGCCGCTCGCAGCGAGCTACCAGACCCAGCTGTGGGGTCGAGCATAAGTGTATTTCCATCCACGAACATCCGAAAAAACTGTTGGAGCATAGCTTCGGGTTTCGTAGACATGTGCTCTGTTCGTTCGGAGGGTGACGCAATAGAGTTGGAAGTTGGTCTAACAATCTTTCTGTCCCCGCGCGATCCAAAAAGACATGTCTCGTATATTCGGCGCGGGCCTCGTTCAGGGTCTGGGAGGATTCCGACATTATCGTTCTTGGTCCATATTAGAGGGAAGGGGTCGATACGGAAGTCGGTGTAGGTCTCGAAGAACAGGAGGGTGTCGTGGTAGTAGTGCATCGAGAACCAAAACATAATGTGGGCTGACTCAGTGCAGAGCCGGTCCAGGTTCCCGGCGAGGGTGGCTAGAAGCTTCCAATAATCATCCTCGACATCGGAGTACCCACCGTGGGATGCGGCGGCGCCTTGGTTAAAATTATTAGCGCCAATACCATATGGAAAATCACAATGTATAAAGTTAAACCTGGGGCCATCGTAGGCTCCTGCCCATTCGTTGAAGTCGGCGACGAGGATAGAGTCGGGCTCGGGCTCGCCAGGAGTTGGAGGGCGCTTGGTGAGCGCGAGCATGGCCTCGTCGTCGCGGCGGGACTCGGCCCGGCGGACGATTCCTATTGCTGTTGAAAGTCTTTGAGCACTAGCAACCATGGTGTTACCATTGCGTGCTTCACGCGCTACATTTATTCGTTCAGAGGCGGATTGTAAGCTGAAGCCCAGTGCCTTAGCGGTTAATTCTTGTGTCCAATCCGAATTTTCACTGGCTCGAAGTTCATGATATTCGAGAACCGCCTTTACTTCATCCAGCCATTCTAACTTTTCACGCTTTATATTTTCTTCGAGTTCGATAGCACGCGCCACGCTAGGGTCAAGCTCATCCAGATACTGACAAATAATATGGCTCCAGCCCAGACTACGCACAGCCTCAATACGACGTTCTCCAGCGACAAGCTCCAAATTACGGGTAACAACAATAGGATGGATAAGGCCGAGCCGACTGATAGAATCAGCGAGCACGTCCAGGTTAGTGAGAGCACGTCGCTGTCGCTCTGGTCGATTGACAATGATGTCTCCTACTGCAATAGAAATGAAGTTGCCAGAAGTCATACTTTCGCCCCCCGATAATTTCGAATTTGGTTCTTGAGTTGTCTAACAAGAATCTCGTGTTGAACCATTGAGGGATATATTTTACCGTTTTGAGTAGAGTGCCGTCCTTTTCGCATCATATCACCTGTATTTTCGGCATATGATCCAAGACGAAGATGATAAATGTTTACACAAGCTCTATTATCGCATCTGTAATGACGGACTATTTTATCAGCCGGAATCTCACTGCATTCTAATTCCCAAGCAACTCTGTGTGCTCTTTTTCCTCGAAAGATACCATATCCGTTAGCATCAATTGCGCCCTCCCAAACATGGCATTCATCTTTATGAGAGTAGGGCTTTATTAAGCAATAAAATCTTTGGCGATAGGTTAATGCCATTTTAGTCTCTGGTATGGGTGGTCCGGATTTCGGATCGTATGGTCGAATGACTCCCCCGCGCCACGGAGTCAACACAGCGCGGAGGAGCCGGGGGTCTGATGTCGAGCTAACTCAGACCTTCGCCGTTCCAGCGACCCGTACGGCAACTGCCGGGTCGCCGGTGTTCTTGTCGGTGTAGATTTCGTGCTTCAGTGTCGCGAGTACCTGCTTGCCGGGGATTTCTGCGAGCATTTGAGCCAGGGACTTGCCGGCCTTCTCAATCCCGAGGTGGTTTTCGAGGAAGTTAAGCAGGGGCCACGAGTTCTCGTTTCCGTCGTTGGTGACGAGGAAGAAGGTCTGAATCACGGAGTTACCAACCCCGCCTGCCTCGGCGAGTTGGGTTTGGTCAACGTCTTCCATTGCTTGGGCTGTCTTGAGGGTAATGTCGATGACCGGCTTGTCGTTGATCTCTCGCTGCTTGTGTGGGCCTGTCACGATAGAAAGGTAGGTTCCAGGAGGCCGAGGCTTCGGGCGCTCGATGGTTTCGGCGGGGCGGTTAAGAATGTCAGTGAATGAGGTGTTCATCGCGGTTCCTATTTTCTAAGGGTTTCAAAGAAAGTGGCGAGCCCGGTCTCAAGTGGAAGGGTAGGCAGCATCGTGAAACTCGCCGGGTTCTTTAAGTCCACGAGTGCTGTAGGTACGGTCTGGATCGTTCGTTTGTTACCCGCGCCGGTTTGGCACAGGATCATATTGTCGAAATAAGTTGGGATGGTAGGGCCAAGGGCCTGGCCGACCGAGGCCGGATACCCTTTCATGGACCCGTCCGGGCGATTTTGCCACGAGACATGCGCCATCACCAGCACATTCGTGCCGAAAGTCTCCGCAGTGAGCATCGCGAGAGAGTTCTCGATCGCCTGTTGCGCGGTGTAAAACCACTGGCGCGGGTCTTTCACCGTTGGGTTCATGGCCTTGGCCCAGTTATAGGCAGCGTCGCTAAAGAACGTAAGGCTATCCAGCACAAAAACATACTCGCTACCCCACTTAGAAGGAACGGAACCGTCACTCCATTTGTCCAGGAGTTCAAGTGAGCGAGTAAAAGACTTAGGAATACCGTCAAAAATTGGACCAAGAGCAGAAGCCTTAAACTTATCACGGCTCGCTTCATAGTCAATACTCCCAAGGAGTTCGGGGCAGTCCCGCTTGAGTACCTGGGGGAGAATGCCGGTTTGGAGCTTGTTATCGAGGTCAAGGACACGGAGTTTATATCCGGCTTTGACCAAGGAGGCGAGGGAGCCGGTTTTGCCGGTACCGGAGTCGCCTAGGACGAGGGCCTTGGTGAGTGGGGCTTTGGCGTCGGTGAGTGCGGTCATTCATTGACTCCGTTCTGCCATCACGTCGCCTTTCTGATTGAAAGCACCACCGCCTCGTCGATATTAAATTCTGGACGTTGATCCCCCACGAAAATGCTGAAAGCCCCTTCGATCTGAATATACCAGCCCGCGGAATGAGACGAGAATATGGCGGCGTCTCCGGTCCCTCGGTGGTGCTTCTGGAATTTGCGCTCGAAGATGTCGGTTATAACGCAGGGAAAGGATAAGATCATTTGCTCCACCAACGAAATTGAACTGGTCCAAGGCACAAGAAATAAAGCGCTGGCCCAAACGGATCGCGAAGTTTGCTGTAACTAAACTTCCATGACGGATAAAATTGCCATTCAAAGTGAGTCTTTTTAATCCAGAAATTACCCATCATCGTGGCTCCAGCGGGTTCCAAGGCCGCTTCACAAAATCGCTTTCCAAGAATTTCTGCCGAACCTCCGGGCTCTTTGAGCATACTTTGCGGAAGACACAGCCGCCATACTGATGGCACGACATATCATTCATAGGCCAATGATTTGCTAGAGCAAAGCCCTCGGCGAGTTCGAGCCAGTGCCGAGTTTCTTGGAGCCACTCTTCCGTCTGGGCTTCGGTTCGGAAGGTAAAGCCTCGACTGAAACGAGTGAAACCGACAGCGATTTGGGCCGCGTCGATGATAACGCCTCGAACAGGAGTTTGGTATATGACCTTGCTCGCGAACGTGTAAAGCGACATTTGATTGTGAGGATTGAATCCGTCAAAGTAATATCCCCCGATGGTGGTTGAGGAGGTCTTGCGGTCCATGACGTAGAGGCCGTCGGAAAAGGATACGAGGCGGTCGAGATGGCCGGAAAGGATGTAGGGCTGGCGTTCACTATCTAACTTTGGCGAGCCTAATGGATGATATTGATGCTCTGGCCCAAAGTCCAGTTCGAGCTTGAACGAAAGTTCCACCGCCGGTTTTCCATTCGCCAGCACCACGGTTTTGGCCGCGTCATTCTCGCCGAACTCTTCGAGATACCAAATGACTGAACGGACTAAGGTCTCGCGGGTCTTGAGGTGGTGGCCCCAGTCCAATGGCGAGCCAACATCGATACCCGTTTCAGGGTCCATATCAACTCGCCACGTCACTTCAAGGCAATACTTCACCGCTTCATAAAGCGCCTCATTATGACCTATCTCCGCTGCGCGTCGCCGATCGTACAATTCAAGCGCCGAGTGATAGAAGCCGCCGAAGTCGAGGTGGACCGATGGGCCGCGCTGACGCCAGCCTTCGATCTGATTGTATTGGTAGAGTCGAGGGCAGGTCTTTAACCAGCCTAAAGAAGTGCTGTCCCAAGCATATTGAATGTTGGTGCCGGGGAGGAATGGGGATGGAGTTATTGGCCTTTCGAGAACCTCGCTCATTGCTGCTTCCCCAAAAGTTCATCGAGGTCTAAAGACCCGAGCTTCTCGCCCTTCGGCACCGCCGCCTTGGCCTTCTTAGTCGAGCCCGCGGATTTCTCGCCATTGAGGAAGTTCACGCGGGCTTGCCGATAGTACGCGATAATCTCGTCGATGGACTCGCGAGTGTGCTTGAGCGGATCGCGCGCGAAAAGCTCGGTCATGTCAGTCATTGTCGAGCACCATCAAGGCTTGACTAAGCAAATTGATGGCCCTGTCATAGCGATCGATGGAGTCGGAGTTGTCGATGATTTCGGGCTCATCATCACTTTCCTCATGATCATCTTCCCAAGCATCGTGTTCGCTTGCTGCGTATTTTTGCTCTTCGTGAAGTTCATTCCTCATTTCTTCGAGCGAGAACTTTAGGTCGGAAAGGCGCTGATGGAGTTCTCTCATGACGGCAAAATCTCCTCTATTTGCACATTGGATTCAGGGATAGGTTCGACGATCTGGGCGACGCCCTCGGCGACCGAGCGAATGTGATCGTCAACGAGGGTTCGAATGACTTTGGCCGCGCCGAGGCGCGGGTGAAGTTCTTGGAGCTTGTCGAGCTGCCCGGCGTAGAGGTTCAAGGTGTGCTTGGTGATCGGGCGATCTTCCTTACGCTTCATCATCAACCTCTTTCAAGACTAATTCAGGAATTGCGCGGATGTTATTCGCGATCCTCAGTAATGATTTAGCTAAAGCGTACTCGTAATCTCGATCAGCCCACTGATTTATGTAAGTGGCCTCGTTCTCGAAGAGTTGAGCAAGCTTTTGATTTGTCATCTCGTCACCTTAACAATCCACAGCACATTTGGGTCGGAGGGAGATTGTGCGATGGCCAGACAATTGAGGTCTGAATCATTATGCTCCTTGCGGAGTGCGTACAATTTCGCTCGGACCTTATCGGCGTCTCCGGCCGAACACTGAACGGAGACGCCGAATTGGGAGCCGAGGGCCTCGTACAAGATATTGAGCGAGACCCCCGGCAAGACTCAGGCGGCCTTCGTCTCGGCGGCGGGGGCAGTCGCCGGGGCTTGGGTTTCCTGAGCCGGAGCCGGCGAGGGTGCAGGAGCCGGCTTTTCGGTGAGTCCAGACAAGATGTCCCCGAGGTCCGCGGACGCGAGCGACTGTTGCTCGGCAACCCGCTGCTTCGCGAGTTCGAGGATCGCCGGGTCTTTGTCGAGCAGGTTCTTCGCGGCCTGATTGATTGCGGCGACCTCGTAGTCCCCGATCTTCTTCCCGTTTTTCTTGAGCAACTCGCCGATTTGCTTCTTGGCGATCCGCATGGCCTCGGACATAACAGGATCGCGAGAGACGCCAACGCCAGCAGCGCGGACACCGAACTGATATTCGGATGCGTAAGCATCCACATCGGCTTGGGTCAGCACACCCTCTTTGGCCTTTTTGGCCAGGTTGTTGCGAATGTTCTCGTGGTAGGTCTGGTTGAGGGCCGAAGCCTCGCCGGCGGAAAGCTCGTGGCCTTCCTCGTAACGGAGCGGGACGTTAAAGGTCTGGGCAGCAATTGTGATCTGTTCCATTGGTTCCTCATTTGGGGTAAAAGGCACCGGGTGGCGGGTGCCGCGCCGGGGTGCGGTTATATGACCACATCGTGCATACAATTGTCAACAATTATTTTGGTTCCCTCCGATCTTTTTTCAGGTGCGCGGCGGTATGGTACGGGTCAAATTCTTATTTGATTTCCTCCACCTCAAATTCCACCCCCTCCAGCTTAATAAGCGCCACCACCGTCGGGCTCACGGTCTTGACCATCAGCGGATCATAGGCCGAGCAACCGTGCATCGGGTCGCTCTCCGGGTATATCTTCTTGTTCTCTTTGCGGTCCTGCCAGCGGAAAGAATGAAAGCGGCCCTTGAAGGTCATAGCGGCTCTCTCATCGGGGAAGGTGAGGCGGACGCCTTTTTCCGAGGAAAGGGCCTTATCGGCTGCGCCTCTGATATCGACATAAGAGGTTATGGAAGTGTTATAGGCCAACGTAGCCCTCCATCTCAATTTCCGTATAACTCATCTTGGCCCGCGTCAGTATGACATAGCGGATGTTTAGCTCTTGTTCGAGCGCGTCCTCGCCTTCGGCGTAGGGAGAAGGGATTCGGCTTGGATCGAGATGAAATACGTGGTCGTACTCCAATCCTTTAGATTTATGCCCCGACAAAAGCTGTATAGGGCCAGTAGACTTGAAGATGCTTTCAGCATAGGCGGTGGCACCAGCAAGAGAGCCTCCGACAGACAAGAATACTCGTAAGCATTCAGCCTTATCTTTTGTAGCAGCTTTACCTTTCGCCTTCCGGAGCCGCTCGGTCTCCCACGCGTCGATGGCTTTATTCGTTTGCTCATAGGTCATGTCCTCCGGGCCGAGCTTTTTCAAAGCTTTAACGAGAGCAGGACCAATATCGCTGCCAACGACAGTAACGCCGCGGCCGCTACGAATAAGAAGAAAGGCAAGTCTAAAAAGTGGGGCATTGTTACGGCATATAATGGCAGCCCCGTCACCGATATCGCCAGTAGACCACTCAGTAGGCACATTGACTTGGCCCTCCACAGCCCATTCTGGATATTGCATATGCGGTGCGCGGAAGCGCGCTCGTTCCACTACCACTTTCGGGCACCGGAACGAAATCGATAGATTCATCTCCTTCATCTTAAATCGGTCGCGGAGAGTTGCCATACTTGTACTGAGGGCTCCACGAAAAGCGTAAATGCTCTGCCAAGGGTCGCCAACTGCAATGAGCCGATTGACGACGAGCTTGTCGAGCATTGCATGATTAATGGCAGACAAGTCCTGAGCCTCGTCAACGAGGACCAGCGGAAATTTAGGGAATGTTCCGCCAAACAGACAGGACATGTAAATCTGATCGTCAAAGTCAATGATCCCTTGATAGGCTTGGGTGATGGATTCGATAAGCGCTCGGTCCACAAGGTCTCTGGACACCTCCTCCGCATCCTCGTCGAGGGAAGCCCAAAAATCGTCACAGGATATAAGACGACGGCCAGTCGGGGATTTTTCTGGAATGTATCCCGCCAGTTTGGCTGCGCCAATGAGCTTGAGGGTTTCGGAGAACGTGTCGTAGGCATCGGAACGGTCTCCTCGCTTCATGTCGTCGACTAGGGACTTGAGAATTTCGTAGGATTTCTTGGTGGAAACCACGATCTTCCGGCGCGCGATGGTCTGAGCCCAGACGCCATGGCCGATGGCGTTGAGTGTCTTGCACATGACGTTGCCGGGAAGGCGGGTTTTCATCTCCTCGGCGATGCGCTTGTTGAAGGCAAGGGAAAGAATCGGGAGGCTGCTTGGCAAGGCCTCCGCGATCATGACCAAAGTACTGGTCTTAGCAGCCCCAGCTAGGGCGTTAATAAGGAGATTGTCCTTGGTTGAGCAAGCGGCTTCGATGATTGCCGCTTGCTCGTCCGTTGGCTGGAGTCGGGGCTTTGGTGCGAGTACCTCTTCGAGGGTCATGGGCGTGGCCCCACGACATGCGTTAGAAATGAGATTGTCGTGGAGACTGATCCGCTTCCAAAGCCCGACTCAAAAGCTGACTGCAAAAGAACCACTAAGTGCTCTGATGGATGGATAGTTGAAATAAGTGCCTTTGCAGCTGGCTCCTGCATCCATCGGATAAAACCGTCTTTTTTGTCATCGTTATGCATTTTTAGAAACTGATCTTTGGTTACGGTCATTGTTTAGTTCCTTTCGCAGCCGATTCCTCGGCGAGTTTATAGACCGCCTCAATCGAGACGGTGTAGACCTGCGCCATCTTGTTCCATTGCTGAGCCTGATCCGGACGGTGGGCTGCCATCATTACAGCGCCATCCTTGGCCATTTTGAGACCGTTAGTAAGGCGTTGAAAGGCTTCGTATTCACCGAGGATAATCATTTAGCTACCGGCTCCTCAATCTTCTGCAGGAAAGTCGGCAGTTGCTTGACAATCTCAGCCGCAGATCGCTCCTCAGCAGCGGCCTCCTCCGGACTTTCGGCTTTAGTAATCAACTCGTTGACTGTCCGCATGATTTCTTGGGCTGAAACTGTCAGCAACCCGATGTTCGCGACCGCCGTTGCGAGTTCAATAAGCTTGCCCCGATAAACGTGAGCATGTCGGCGGTAGCGGTCCCGTTCCTCGGTTATCAGAGCCAGCCGATCTTCAGTGTGATCTAGTTCGCGCTTGAGGCCGGCCACGTTGTCGTGGGCCAGGATCAAGTCCTGTTGCATCTTGTTGATTTCATCGAGAGCTGTTGCTCGGCGCTCGGCGGCTGCGGAAGGGTGTTCCATAGATGGCTCCGTCTTTATGATGCGGTTAAGCATTAAAAATGTCCTCTTCTTGAGTGGTTTCGGTTCCGTCAAATGAGATGCAAAGAGGCTGATTTTGCTGATCCCAGCCAAAACGGCGCATATATTCATCTAGAACAATTTCGATCTTCGAGCCTTTTACAGCCCCGCCATCATTGTAGGCACTGCCGACCTCATATTTAATTTTGAGGTCCCCATCGTGTGTGCGCCCTGATATATCAACTGTAAACTCAATCCTTGGGATACTCTCGACCTTATTCAGCCGCTCGCGGACATGTAACGCGAGTTCCTTAACCATCACATCAAACTTATTCATAGTCGGCTCCTCTGTTAAAGGCCAAGATCGGCCAGGTCTAGATAAGATTTCTTAATTGGAGCGCGGCAACATTCCTTTTCTACTCTCGGCGTATCTACACACTGTTCCGCAGTCGGAATGTGATCGGCGATCTCCTCAAGCGTTCCCACTTTAATAATATCGAGCGCGCCTCCGGAATAGTGCGTAAGCAAGGCGAAGCGCCCGGTGCTGAGGCGCGCGATGCGGGCGACGTTCCACTTGATTGAGTGAATTTCGAGTTCTTCATCGCTCATCCCCGTCCCCCACTTCGCTCAGGACGGAGGGCGAGAATGGCGTCGGCTTTGGCGAGGGCGTTATTGACGCTACAACCCGTTTCGAACGGAAGCACTACATCGGTATTTTTATATTTGCCGTAAAGCTGCATTGCGCTAGGATCAATAATCCGCGCGATCTCCTCCCTTCCCGAATCCACCTGCGGGGGAGGGACTGCATCTTGTTCCTCTGCGGTCGGAACATCGCGCCATGCATATCTGGTAGCTCCTTCGTCAGGCGGATCGTCATCGATCCATTGCTGTTGAAGGATGCGGTAAATGTCCTTATCGACTTGGCGCTTGATGAACCTGAGATTTGCTGTTTGCTTCATCATCGCTTGTCCTCCCTCGGTTCCTGCGCTTGGGCGAGGGCGGAGATATCTGCCATTGCAAATTCGCGCTCTGCGCATTTCTCGTGATCAAATGCTTTCAAGAGCCATTGTCGCTCTGGATGCCATTCGGTTGAACCGAATCTAACGCTGATCGGCGAGACAGTCCGCGTTGCAGTCTCACCGCGATGGTTCTTGTATGTGAAAACGAAAGGCGTCTCAGTCATAGCCCCAAGACCTCGCAATGCGGCAGAACTCGGCATATCCTTGCTGACCGGGACGGCCTGACAACTCGGATATTGGTGTGCCGAGCCGTCTTGGGCCTCTGGGATTGCAACCGGGACAATCGCTTTTGTATTCCGCAAGGCTTTCGGATTCGAAAAAGTATTGATCGCCTTCCGGCAGTTCGGGGCCGATACCGCAGGCGAATTTACGATCGCTGTTCTTTTCGCAGTTATCGACGCGGATATGGATCATGCTGATCTCCTGATCGTTTTTGCCGGTTCGTGCGCGGCCTGCCGCCACGAGCTCTTATCCATTGCCCGTTTTTCACTTCAAACAATTGGCCCGTAGAGCCGTATTTAAACTCTCCATCCGGCAACCCGACGGCTGAACCACGCGGCGGCCAATCCGGCATTTCGTGTTCTGATTTGTCGCTCATATCAAAAGTCCTTCTCTAGCTACTCACTGGTTTGGTGAAACTAAATCTTGCTGTCCGTTACTCTGAGTGCGAGCAATTCGGCTTGCTCCGGGTTAACGCCAGAGATGCCAACCAAGATCGACGGCGGTAACGGAATTTCCGCTTTCGTTGGCCGCCACATGTGCAGACAATGCGCGTGGTTATTGACGTATTCAGAGCGTGGCGGATGCAACTGCATCACGCATTCTTCCGGCTCCCAGAACAAATCTTTTACGAAGGACATTTCTTGCCAATTTGGCGAACGCCTAGGCGTCGAAACAGACACATGCTCCCAGCCCGTTTCGTCGGCGCCGCTGCCAATAATCTTCAATTCGCAACCGCATGGACCGTGCACGAAAAACGCGCCATATGGTCCCCACGCCGGTTTACTGGCGAACTGTCCGTGGCGGACTCGGCCTTCTTCAAGCTTCGCTGGCAATGCTGTTCTCATATCATCCTCTTCGTCACTACTTCATTCCGCGACAGCGCTGACTCGCGAAGGGCGGTTTCTGCGAGTTTGCATTCGCGGTCGGTTAGCCATGACGATAAGAGGTTCCACTCCCGACATTTATTCAGCTTCTCCTCAAGTTTTAGCATCTCTTGTGCGCCCGTCATCGTTTCCGCTCCATTTTCGCGAGGTTGACTTCGGTTTCAGCGTCGCGCGGCGATAGGCCGAAGAGCTGTAAGCTCACGAGGAATGTGACCGGGCCGATTTGGTCAGCGATAAAAGCTTGCCGACAGCGGATGTAGGTCCAAGAATGGTGCTCGGTAAGGGGCTCACTGATTGTGGGCATTATCTCTGGTACTCCCGCCATTCGATCTCACTTGGATCGACAATCGCGCCGCCCATTGTGTCTCCGTTCCAGCAACCAAGACGAATCATCTCGCCTAAATAAGTGCAGTAACCAAACCTCCAAGAGCAAGGGGCTTTCTCTTTGAAGCGCCAGAAAATCATTTGTCCTGATTGTGGTTTCATGCTCCAACTCCAAATTGCCCGTTGTCTTCGGCCTCTTGCTTCGCGCGCTCTTCTGCCGTGGTCTCTCCATCAAACCCGCACTGGTCGCAGACCCAGTTGGCTTCGTCCTGTAAGGACTCGCAGCGCGGGCAGCGCTTGGTGCGGATGCGGGTTCGGTGACGATCACTCATGCCGCCCTCCTATTCGCGATCAGGTCAATAGCATCGTCTCGGGTTCTGAAAGGACCCCGGTAAATCGTCGCGCCACGCTTGAGCAAGACCGCTATGTTCCATTCGCCGGTGAAGGCGATGGTCACGAGGGCGATCGGCGATCCGTCATCGCTGGCGACGAGCTCGTAGATGGAAGGCGAAAAGACCTTGAAGAGAAGGCCACGGATACGTTTATATGTCATGGGTGACTCCGTTGGTTTATAGTCCTAGTTCCGCCAGTTCGGCCGCGGCCTTTTCCCGTTCCTCTTTCGAGGTCTGTTTGGCTTTCGCCATCACACCAAGAATATGAACATACTTGGCATCGAGCGCCATTGCTCGTTCGACCTCGTATTGAGTCGGCTGCCCGCGCTGGCCGATCTTCTTCTCGTCGCGCGAGGCTGCCGCCCGATCTTTCAAATTCGCGAGGATGACCGCCCAGCCGCGCTGGGATGGGAGTGGAGTGCCCCAGCCGTTCGCCTCAATTCCGCAGCGATCTATTGGGATAACGACTGTTTGGTCGTTGCCAAAAGTGATGTTGATGCTGTCGCCAGTAAACCATATGCTGGCGGCGTAGTCGGGGAGGGGATATTTGAGGCTCATGATCTTACGTCCTGACGAGAGTTAATACGAAGCTGGTCCAGTTCGGGTGCGCCGCGCAGGCTTGATCAACCGCGATTTGAATGTCATCTGATACCCGAAATTGATACTCGTATTCTCCGTTCGGGGTATTAACTAAGATCGTCATTATCCACCTCGTTTCTTCACACGTGCCTTGAGCGTCCGCTTGCGCGCATCAGCGCGGTTGAACTCTTTGGCGACCTTCTGTGGAATGCCCGCGCGCTTGGCAAATGCGGGGTCGTGAGCTGCGGCCGCCATGAACCTGCGTTGCTTTTCGGATTTACTCGGCATTATTTTCCGCTCCTATATTTCGCGAGTTCGGCCTTGCGAAGTTCAATAATCCAGGTTGGGATTTGCATGGGGTGACTCCGTGGGTTAGAGATAAAACTCCATTCGACGTTCTTCGTGGTATTCCAACGCATTGTCAGTTACTGGAAAATTACCAAATTGATTAACTGATGGGTCTAAAATTTGGCCGTTGCATACTATCCACGCATGATTACCAATGAAACCTTTAACCGTGCCCGATGCAACGTGGCCTTTATAACCATGGCGGATTAGCGCGTCCCGCAATAAACAAGCCAACTTCCCACAATTGCCCGACATTGACTTCGCGCCGTAATGGGCGAGCCATTTCGTGTTCAGGGCAATAGTCAATTCAACCGGGGATGACATCTTGGACTCCGTATCGTGTTTCAACCATACCACACCGCCCGCCCCATGTCAACATTTATTTGAACCAGCTGACTAACTTTATTCAGATGGCGATATGGGCAAGAGACTGGTTCATGGGGCATGGTTTGATTGCATGGTTACCGGGATACCCCGATTAGGTTTTAACGCATGGGCGGTCATTTGTGCCCCGTGGGGGTGCCATTAAAATGCCGGGGACCATTCCCGATCCCCGGCATGATAATCATTTCGTCGGCCTCGGCCTCATCGCTTCGCGAATGAGTGCATCCATTATGCGTTGGGCTTCGGTCACAGCCCAATGTCCGCCAGCGTTTCCGTTGCGGGCACCGTGGCCTTCAACTGTTCCACACGGGCTTTCGCCGTTGCCAACAATTCCGGTGTAACCCGTTCCACGGCCTTGGCCCGAATGTCCGCCGGTTTGTAGTCGGAGACCCTCTTCCCGGCCTTGTGGATCAATGCCCGGATTTGCGCCGTCGCCATGCGGATGGCTTCGGCACGAACCGGATCGCCTTCGCGGGTGGATTGCACGCGAACGTCCCCGGCCATTAACGCGGCGAGCTTCTTATCGACCATTGCCTCGGCAACGGACTTACGTTCGTTCGCGTCGGGGTATTCCTCGGTCGTAACCGATGCGTGCGAGTCCATGAGGACATTGCGAAGGCCGATCATGACCACATGGGCCAGCGCGGCTGCGGGAAGATCATTCGGCTCGATAGTTTTTTCGATGCCTTTTCCAACATTAACCAACATTTTACGACTCCGTTTGGTTGTGCCCCATGTGGGGCGGGCTGTGCGGTTTGCACAATTCATGGGATGATCCTGCCATCCCATGAGGTTTGCAAATCACGAATTGTTACAGGCCGATCACGAATTGTTACCTCGGTTTATTTTGTTCAATTCCAACCCCGATAAATTCTGGTTGGCCCGGATCGACGGGATTGGCCTGTAAAAAGGTAATTGTCGCGGTTCCGTCTGGCATCTCATTTAATACTGACCAGCGTGTTATTTCAAACCAATGTCGTTGTGCCTCTTCGTGCGTTTTATAATAATTAACTCCACTTAAATAAGCCATTGTTGGACTCCGTTCTGTTTGTGTGAGCCTGCATATTCCCATGCCTGCAGCCTTCCGTCAATGTGACAAAATGCCGCGCGGTGAAGTGTCGCATCTTATTCCTTATCAGTCACAATTTTCTGCGCGGCTTTTTCAGCAGCCTTTTCCGAACGCCAGCGACGATAATTGCCATTCTTGTCTTTTAAAACCTGACCATTCATTTCGATGCCGAACCAGCCGGGACATTCCAACGGGTCCGGTATGATTTTATATTCCATGATTGACTCCGTTCATTCGGGACCATTCCCGCCCATCTCCATGCACATCCCGTGCCAACTCAATCCCCATTGATTTCATTGAGTTTTATTTTTGTGCGGCGCGGTCGCTGCCCATTTCCCATGCACCTCGAGCCTAATTCCCGTGCAGTGTGCATAAATGTGAGCCAATGGCCCGGATCGGCACCAAATTCCCCAATGATATCAACGACATTCCCTGATCGACCTGGGATATCCCTGACCATCTCACATTTATGACCCGTCTACACGAGCAGGGGAAAGAACAGAAGGGGAACGAAATTTTTTAATATTACAAAAAAAAAAAAAAAAAAAAAATCTTGTAACTAATCGAGAGTGGTCCCCTGCTTTCGGGCACATACCCATAATGTCAGATGGTCAGGGCCATGCCAGATGGGCCAGCGCGGGAGCGGGTGGTATGGGTGTTCCGAAATCCGGACCGCACCGATCGGTCACTCCATGCACCTGCATCCTTCGAAGCTTAAAACAATCGGGCCAGCGCGCTCGAGAATGTTTTGGATGGTCTCGAGGCCCACCCCCACCCCGTCGAAGGCCGGGTGCCCCTCGCGCGCAAACCACCCTCGCAAAAATTCCCTCAGATTTTCATCCGTGCGACAATATGCCGCAGAAGAAAATGCTTGACACCACGGCTTGGGTATTGACGGACCCGGCATACCATGGCATGATACGGGCCGGGGCCTGGCGCGGTGCGCTGGCTCAAACGTATGGATTGTTCCCTGTGGTCGATCTTGGCTTCGATATCCATCTCGGCGGGCGCGCGGCCAAGGCCCTAAGCGCGGAGGTGGTTCGTGAACTCACCCAAAGTGATCTGGCTCTCCTCGCGACGGAGCGGGGCATTAAGCCAACCTCGGTTCAACGAATCACTGACCGACATCATGCTCTGGCCCGTTGTCTGGCATCAGGCATGTCTATTACAGAATCTTGCTTGGTCACTGGCTACACTCCGAGCCGGATTAGCGTGCTTCGAGGCGACCCGGCTTTCGAGGAACTGATCGCGTTCTACCGGAACGATAAGGCCAAGACGGTTCTTGATTACCAAGAAAAGCTCGCAATCGCGCGTAATATGGCAACTGACGGCCTTATCGATCGGATGGAGGAAAAGCCGGAGGCATTCAGCGCTGGCGACTACCTTGACATAATCAAGACCTCGGCCGACCGCACCGGGCACGGCCCGAAGCAGACGAATGTGAATGTGAATGTGAACCTCGGCGACCGCATGAAGGCGGCGCGCGAGAGGGCCGCGACGATTGCGCTTCCTGGTCGCGGCCTGGGGCGAGTGGACTCAAGTCGCGGTGCTTCGCTCGCCCCAACCATTGAAGGGGAGTTCACGGAGGTCGGCGATGGTTGAGCGCTCGCGCCTCTTTGCATTCCACCCAGAGGAAGCTATCCGTAATGCGGTGGATCAAGTCCAACAACTGATCGACAACCCAACCCTCGAAAGGAATATGCTAATGGCCCTTAACGCCCAAGTCCAGCGCCTCGTGGACGAAGTCCGAAAGAACACCGACCTGCTCCAGGCCCACCGAGCCGCCGAGGATATCCGATCGAGGCAACTCGATGATCTTAAAGCCCAGGTCAGTACCCTGACCGCCGGATCGGTTGTGGACGCTGAGAACCTCGCGGAGATCAAAAAGACGGCGGATCAACTGACCGAAACCAATGCGGCCCTCGCCGAGGCGGTTCCTGCTGGCACCAGGGTCGATCCAAACCCGGCTCCAGCGCCACTTGGACCCGTTCCAGGTCCAGCACCTACTCAACCCGCCACTCATGACGCGGCTGGGAATCCAATCAATCCAGATGGGTCGCCAGCGACTTTGGCCGCCGAGGCCCCACCGGCGGCCAACCCCTAATGCAAGACCAACTCATCGAGGACCTGGCCTCCTTCACCAACGACCCGCTCGGGTTTGCCCTCTGGGCATTCCCGTGGGGCGAGGCCGGGTCCCCGCTCGAACACCGTTCGCTTGAACCATGGCAGGCCGACTTACTTCGGCAAGTGGGCTCCGGCTTGCTGACCCCCGCCGAGGCCATTCGAATTGCGAGGGTCTCCGGGAACGGTGTCGGTAAATCCGCCATCGTTTCAATCATTATCTTGTGGGCCCACTCAACCTTTGAGGATACCAAAGGTGTCGTCACAGCGAACACAGAAACGCAACTCAAGACGAAAACGTGGTCGGAACTCGGCAAGTGGTTCCACATGTTCATTGCCCGCGACCTCTTCCGGCTTACTGCCACTGCCCTCTTCTCGCGTGATCCTGATCGCGAACGAACTTGGCGAATTGATATGGTACCCTGGT